AGCCGTTGGCCTTGCGCCAGCGCCGGACGGCCGTCTCGGACGTCTCGATGCCGTTGAAGACGAGGTCCGCAGCGGCGGCCTCGTGGCCGACGGTGGGGTCCATCAGGATCTCGCGGACCCACTCGACATCAGTGGACTCGGTAAGGGCGCTCAAGGTGGTTCCTCTCGCAGGGGGTTGGTGGTGCCGGACCTCCCGGCCCGACCTGGATTACGTTATAGGCATTACGGCTTCCATGTCAACACTCACTCCAGGAGTGAACTTCCGCCACCCCGGGGTCAGCAGCCCCACTCGGACGCCTGACCTGCGCAGACTATCCTGATTACTGGTTCTGAACCAGTAATGAGGAGTCGCTTTAATGAGCGGTATCGGTGGTTTCACCTACATCTTGACCAACAACGACCTGTCCGTGGCCCAGCCGGTCCCGGCCGGTGCGGAACTGGTCTCCATCTACGCGAACCTCGGCACGGCGGGCTCTACGCAGTCCACGTTCCAGGTCAACAAGAACGGCTCGGCCGTCTCCGGCGCGGTCGCCACCGTGGCGGCCTCGGCGACCAAGGGCAACAAGGTCATCTCCAACCCGTACGTCGGCGTGAACGCGGGCAACCAGGCGGGCTGGACCGACCAGTCCGGCACCCAGTTCACCGCGAGCCAGGGCGGCGTGAACAACGTCGCTGCGCTGGCCACCTTCGCGGCCGGTGACACGGTCTCGCTGACCAACACCCTGGGCACGTCGGCCGCCAACCCGGGCGTCGTGCTGGTCTTCAAGACGCTCTGATCCCCACGGCGAACCCCCGGGCCACTGTTCACGCGGAGGTCCGGGGGTTTGTTGTATCCATGGAAGGAAGCCCATGATCTGGTACTGCGACGAATGCAACGACTGGGGCACGTCCGACACCGAGGTGGACGCGGCCGTCGACAAGCAGAACCACCTGGACGCCCACCGGGGCCGCTACGTTCCCGAACCGGCCGCCGAGGATGAGCCGGACGAGGTCACTGTCTGGACGACGAAGCACGTGGCGTGGGGTATCACGGTTGTGCTCGGGCTACTGTCCGCACGCTTCCCGGCCCTGCTGGGGGTATCAGCGGTTTCTGCGCTGCTCACGTTCGTGGTGACAGGCATCTCAGACGACTGAGCCCCGGGTAACCACGTGGGTTCCGGGGCTGTTCAGTCGTGCAGGGAGGTGTTACGCGATCCGACGGACGGACACTCGGAGGGTCGCATTCGCGGAACCGCCGGTGACCTTGACGCGGAAGTACCGCGCAGCCGGGTTGAACACCGAGTTGTTCGACAGTGAGGACATCGGGGAGAGCGGAAGATCAGCGAACCCAAGCGGGTTCACGCCGTCGACCGACTCCTCGATGCCGACAGACCCACTGCCGTAGAGGGCGAAAGCGATGCGGGCCGACAGGATGCTGCTGCTGTCCACCCACTCCCCGGTGTAGGTGCCCGCACCGTCGAGCGTGGTGTCAGCCTCTACCGGGAGGTCAGGTCGCTTGAAGGACATGTAGTGCCTTTCTTACGGAAACGAGAACCCGGCGTTTTGAGATGGGGCCGGGTAACCATCAGCGAGCTATTTGTTCATAGGAGCATGGTCGCTATCCGCTCCTAGCTCCCCCACCTGGACTCGAACCAGGAACTCGCGGATTAACAGTCCGCTGCTCTGCCAATTGAGCTATGGAGGATTGTGTAGCCAAGGTGGGACTCGAACCCACACGCCTTTCGGCGCCGCTTTTGAGGCGGCTGACTGTGCCATTCGTCTACTCGGCCGAACGTGCTCCGCACTGTTGTATCCGGTTTAGCACGGGCACTCCAGTCCAGGGTTCTTACCGGTCCCGGACTTTCCTACTGGTGAATCCTACTTCACCGTGTAGCGCCCGTAGTAAACGGACCGCGTCCACGGCTTGTAGTAGTTCACGCCCTTACCGGGACGCTCCGACTCCAGCCACGTCGTGGAATTGACGTAGATAGCCACGTGGTAAACGCTGCCGTGGGAGTCGTGAACGAAGACCAGGTCGCCCTTCTGGGGCTTCGAGACCTTCGCGCTGGAGCGGTACTGCGCGTCCGCGACGCGGGGGATGCTCTTCCCCAGCTTCTTGAACGTGTAGTAGGTCAGGCCGGAGCAGTCGAAGCCCGCCGACGGCGAGGTGCCGCCCCAGACGTACCGCGTACCGATGTACTTGGCGGCCTGGTTGACGATCTTCGTGCCCGACGAGGTCGAGCTGCTGGTCGTAGGAGGCTTCGGGGTGGACGTGGAGGCGGTCAGGTAGATCTTCTCGCCGACGTAGATCCTGTTCGGGTTGGATATGTGGTTGATGGACGCGAGGTGCTGATACGTCGTCTTGTGGGCTGATGCGATCCCGCTCAGGGTTTGTCCGCTCTTCACGGTCACGTAACTGGCCGACGCGTCCGCGACCGAAGCCGCGATCGGGGTTATGGCCAGTGCGCCCGCAAGAGCGAGTCCAGCGATCCTCTTATTCATGATGCACTCCGCACGCCTGCGAAATTAGGTGACGGGCTCGGGATAAGTGCTGTTCCCTACCACAAATGGTTCTGCGGATTCGCCCCAGTACTGCGTTTCGGTCTCCCGCCCCTGTTCAGGGTTGATTGCAGTTTTTGTCCAGGAACAGGGCTCGGCGTCTGGACAAAGTGGCCCCCCTTGGAATCGCACCAAGATCTCCCGCTTTTCAGGCGGGCGCATTAACTGCCTCTGCCAAAGGGCCTTGAGTCTGGACGGCAGGATTCGAACCTGCGACCCCCTGAATCCAAATCAGGCGCGCTACCGGGCTGCGCTACGTCCAGAAGTTGATGGCTTCACATTACGGTATCAGGGATAGGGCTTGTCAACCCCATTGAGCAACTAGCTTGCGTTGGGAGAGAGTGTTCCCCGCCGGGTCTTACGCCTCGCTTGGGGTAGCGGGCCAAGGGGCTGCCCTAGCGGGCGGGGAACAGGAAGCGGCCGAGGCAGAACGCCTGCAAGGCCGGGATGAGCGCGGGCATGCTGCCGGAGGGGAGGTGGTTCCCCTGGCCCGGCCGTCGCTCGCTCATCGTGTTCATGCATCCTTTTTACAGGATCACGGTTACGGCTTTGTAATCCGAGGCCACTGCCCCGACGCCTCGCGTGAGGCGGGGGGGTAGGGCACTGTCCTGGACAGCGAAAAGGGCCGGGGGACGCCGTTGTCCCTCCGACCCTTGCTGTGTCAGATGAAAGCTACTTGTGCGCGGCCTCGAACTCCTGGATGTACGACTTGGGGATCCGCCCCGTGGAGGAGATCTCCCGGCCCTGCTCCTTCAGCCACTGGCGTACGTCGGCAGCGGTGAAGGTCTGACCACCCTTGCCCCGGATGGCCTTGAGCACCTGCGTACCCACGCGCTTCTCGGTGTTGTGCGCGATCGAGGTGAACGGGTTCAGGGACTCCACGAGAAGCTGCTGATGCTCCTCGCATAGGTCCATGAAATACCTCGTTGTCCCGTACGTGATGGCCGTGGCCTCGTTGTCCGGCACGTCCTGGCCACAGGTCTCCATCTTGCGACCGCGCTTCACCTTGAAGTCGCAGAACTTGTCGACGCTGACTCGCTCACCCATGTGATCCACTCCTTAAACGGCCTCGCCGTCGGCGCAGCGATCGGCACGATGACTATGTTGGTCATCGACCAGGCTGTTGTCAAGCGACTGCCGTCACACGCTCGACAAGGCCGTTCCAGGAACACCTATTTAAGAAGGGTTTCAACCGGCGCCAGGACGTTGTGAACGACCTCCTGAACAGCGCCCCTGCCCTCATCGGGTACGGAAGGGGCCGTGCGCAGCGGGGTGGTCTTCGCCACTGTCCCGGACGGAGTAGGCGAGGCTGGCGCCGTGTTCTTGGGCTTCGACGTGTCCTTCTTGGGCTTCCCCGAAGGGTTCGAAAGGTGGTTTCCGATCACCTTCCGGTGCTTGCCGACGTAGGAGCCGGGCTTCTCTACCGTCGGCGAGGTGGTCACCTTCGCGTGCCTGACCGCGTCCTGATACGCGGATCTTGTCGGCCGAAAGGTGTTGTGGATGGGGGTGGGGGCTGCCGTCGGCACGGGCAGGTCGTCGCTGGCTATGTCCGGCTGGTCCATCGTGGGCTTGTGGCGGTGGTCCCACTGGTCCAGGGCAGCTTCAGTGGTCATACCAACGACAAAGGGGGCTAGGGACGCGACCAGCGTGAGCATGGTGCGCCGGTACAGGGGCTTGGGCCTACGGGACCTCTTCGCCCGGCGCGAACGCGGCTTCGGGGCGGGGTCAGGCTGCTTCACCAGCGCGGGATCATCCTCGCGCAACCAGTAGACGAACTCCTGCTGCTCCGGATCCCATCCGAAGTTCAGCACGCCCTCATCGACCAGGGCCATCAGTTCGGTGTCGACCTCGTCGGGCTCCTGGAGGCCGTAGAAGTCGGGGATGGCGTGCTCATGCGGCACGTCTTCCTTGTGACGTACGTGCGGCTCGCTCGCCGCTTCTGGGGGCATGGGAGGCTCCCCCGCAAATCTGTGACGCAGCTCTCGGACGTCCTGCTCCCCGGTGTCGTCACGTCCGTCGCGCCTGATTGTGTTCATGTCCCTTGTAAACCCCTCCAGCAACGCGCCCCCCGCGATGGCTGTGGGGCGCGTGAAGACACATGGCCCTGGCCAAATCCCAACCCTGGGCGCTGAGTTTCGTGCTTCGCGGTAGGCAAAGACCTCGGGGATCAGCATGTGGAGAAACGGTGGATGGCCAGTGCATGGAACCTAACATCCAGTGATCGGAGAGCACACCCCCCGGCCAAGTTACGCAACTCAGTTTCTTTACCATCCCATGACCGTACGGGCAGGTTGCGTTTACTTAAACCCTCAACAGATGCCGGACCACTGCGCAGCAATCAGCGCAAAGTAGACACCTAGACAACCTGCTGCTGTGAGGCACGTCACACAGTCAATTCTGGGCATTCGGCCGGGTTGTAGATCATTATCGTCAAGCATCGGCCGGACACAACTTGACCCCATCACGGATTTACCGTAATGGGGTCAGGCGCCGGTCTATGTCAAGTCATTTGCCTCAGAGGCAACTCAGAAGTTTCCGGGCGCCACCTGAAGGACTCGCAAGCCGAGATTGCGCCACATGTCGACCACCTGGTTGCGGTCGTCGAGGACCAGCCAGACGTTGTACCGGCCCAGGATCTCCTGCCGGTAGATCTCCTCCTTCACGATCGAGTCCTTGCGCATGTCGTACTCGGAGCGCATCAGCAGCGGCGACAGGGACGTCCAGTCCCCCACGTGCTGCACCAGCCAGGCCCGGGTCTTCTTGTAGGCCCTCGCGTCGCGGCCGGAGACGAAGATGATCTCGGCGCCAGCGTCCCGCAGCGTGTTCACCAGGTCGACGACGTCCTGGTGTGCCTCGTCCTCGTCCACGCGGTCCCAGTCGAAGGGACTGCGGTCGGCCATCTTGGCCAGCGTCCCGTCCAGGTCCACCAGAACGGCGTGAGGGCGGCCCTGGATGTACTCCGGCGGGTCGGCGGGCTTCGGGGCCAGGTACTTCTCGTACATGTCCCTGATGACCTTCTCGCCGACGCTCTTCTCCCGCTTCAGGTCGCGGCGGACGCAGGTATTAAGCGGGACGTCGGTGAAGTCCTTGACGAAGAACCGGGCACCTTCCTCCTCCGCGATCTTCGCCAGCCGCTCCTCGTGGAACGGGTTGAGGTTGGTGTCGGCGACGATCACGGAGACGCCCTGGAGCAGGAACGTCTTCACCAGCGCGTCGCGGGCCTTGACGACCTGGCGCTCGTGCTTGCCGTGGAATCGGTCGGCGTGCAGCATCGCCCGCAGGTCGTCCTTGCACACGACGACGGCGCCGCCCGGGACAGCCTTGAGCACCTGCTCCCGGGCCCACGTCGTCTTGCCCGAGCCCGGCAGGCCCTTGGTCATGGTCAGCGTCGTCACGGGCTTCTCCTTGGTCTTCTTCGGTCCGCAGCACTGGCACTTCAGCAGGCTCATCGACAGCACCCGTCGCAGCCGTGCAGGCCCTCGTAGGGGTGGTAGTCCACGCCCTGCATCAGCCGCTTGTAGTCGAGGTCGTCCGGGTCGGGGTGACCGACACCGTGGGGGCACATCCGCTCCATCAGCGCGCGGTCCATACGGAAGTGCTGGGGCCAGTCGGCCATGTGGTGATCGGAGGGGTTGTGTACGCAGCAGTGGCGGCCGATGCAGTCCTTGCGGGGGTGGGCGAGGAGTCGTTCCCCGCCCACCAGTTCCGCCGCCTCGAACCAGCCGCCGAGGTCGTCGGGCTCCATCAGGCCGCGTCCTCCGAGAGCGTCTGGAACGGCTTCTCGTACGTCGGCCGGACCCGCTTCCAGACGTCGGCCGTGATGTCCTTGCCGTCGTAGAGACGGAACAGGACGCCCGGGTACGGAGTCTCCTGGGCCAGCAGCGCGAACTCCTTGCGCCGCTTCTTCACGTCCACCTCGGGCCGACGCAGACGGCGCGTGATCCAGTCGAAGTCGTCCTGGATGCCGTCGTAGGCCCGCTTGTAGTCGCCCTCCAGCCGGTGCACCTGCTGATGAACCCACGTGTAGAACTCGTCCGGCACGCGGTCGATCCAGGAGTCGATGCCCTGCCCGTTGGCCAGCGCGTCCCACACGGAGAGGGTGGAGACGTTCGTCAGGATCCGGTGCAGGCGGATGTACTCGTCGTACTTGAACTTCACCCGGCGGTCGCTCCAGGGGAAGCGGACGACGAAGCCCTCGTGGTTCTTCTCCTGAATCCGCATCGCTTCGAGGACGTCGACCATCGTCTGGAAGGAGAGCGGGCGGGTCACCGGGCCCTGCCAGTCGTAGGAAGCGGACGGCAGCGTCTTGCCGGTCGTGGTGTCGATGACCGCGAGCAGGACCAGGTCGTCCCGCCCCTTGTAGTCGACGACGATCCGGTTCTCCGGGTAGATGATCTCGAAGAGATAGGTCAGGCCCAGAATCGGCTCGAAGGTCGGGTACCGCTCGTGCAGGACCTTCGTGGCGTGCTGGGCCTGGGGGCTGGTGAAGGAGCCACGCGACGCTATCGCGTGCTCCCCGGTATTAAGCCCGTACAGGATGCCCAGGGAGCCGTCCCACTTGATGTACCCCTCGACCGGCTGCTGGAGCAGCGTCGAGTGCAGGTGCGGGACCTGCTCCCAGTTGAAGAACTTCCTGAACGGCCGGGAGACGACCTCCCCGGTGTGGCTGTTGACGATCAGTCCTCGCGTCTGCTCGGTGACGTCGTTCCACAGACCGTCGAACTGGGTCTTGTTCGTGTAGTTGTAGATGGTCAGCGGCTCGGTGGGGTGGTTCTGCTTGCGGACGTAGCCCTGGTCGAGCATGTCCTGGAGCAGGCTCGCCGACATGATGCTGAGCAGGTTCGTCAAGGTGTCCTCCGGGGTGTGGTGGGTCAGAGACGCTGGTCGAGGGCCGCGACGACGCGCTTGGCGAAGGTCTCGTAGAACTCCTCGGGCAGGTGGTCGATGGCGAACCACTTCTTGGCCTCAAGGACGACGATGTCGACGGCCTCCTGGCGCTTCTCTCCCTGGCGCCGCAGCCAGTCCTGGGCGGCGCTCTCGTGGGGGATGGCCAGGTGGCCGAGGTTCATGAGGGGGCGGTCATCCTGCTTCGCGGTCATGTTCAGCCCTTCTTCGCGGCCTTCTTGGCCTTCTTCGCCTTCTTGGCGGCCTTCTTGTCACGCTTGTCGAGGTCGGTCTCGACGTCGCTCAGCGCCTCGTCGAGCTTCTGGACGAAGAGGAGGACGGCGCCCTTGAGGCGGTCCGCCTTCGCGCGAGCGTTCTCCAGGTCCTTGCGGAGCTGTTCGCGGTCCTGCTCGGTGGTCGTCCCGCCGTAGACACCGAAGTCGAGCGTCACGCTGCGGGTGCAGTCCTGGATCTGGAGGGTGGCCCCGAAGTCCAGGTAGCTGTCGCTGTCGTCTCCGTCGGTGATCTCCGCGAGCACCGCGCCGAGGCCGTGGTGGCCCTGGTTGTTCAGAAACTCGCGGATGTAGAGGCGGCGCTGCTCGTCGGTGATGGCGGTGCTCATGCGGTGCTCCTCGGCTCTGCGGCGGTTCTTCGGGTTACCCCGACAGAGAGAAACCTATAACGAAGAAGCCGTAATCTCAAGCCCGTAATCGTGAATCTGTTCAAGGGAACCCGTATGGCGTGGGTCACACTTTCGAGTGGTTGCGCGGACATGCAAAAGACCCCCGCCGTAGCAGGGGCCTTCGCAGGTCAGGTCAGTGTCCGGACGCCACCAGGAGGGCGTGTCCGACGTAGATGGCCGCAGCCGCGTCCAGCGTCAGAGCCGCGATCCAGACGGCGTCAGGAACGTCTCGAAGCCACTTCACTCAGATCTTCCTTACGTAGTTGATGAAGTCCTGGAGCCGGTCCGTACGCGGCTGCGCCGGGAGGATGCCGACCCGGTCGTTGAAGACGTCGAACGCCTTCCAGAACTCCTTCTCGATCTGGTCGGCCGACATGTCGTCGAACGCCCAGTAGAACTCCGGGTCCGGCACGCGGACGGTGAGCGTGCCGTACTCCAGCAGTTGCTGGCCCTGCCGCAGCAGCCGGAAGCAGTGCCGGGCGTGCTTGGCCACCCGCTTCTGCCTGCCGTCGTTGGCCAGCTCCTGCTTGATCCGCTTGATCTGCCCCATGGCGTAGCCGCCGTACGCGGAGCGCACGTAGGGCTCGGAGAGGAAGTCCTCGCGGATGTCGACCAGCCACTCCCCCTCCCAGGACTGCTCCTGGTACTCCTCCAGGTACATCAGGTCCATGATCGTCGGGTTGCACTTCAGCGCGAGACCCACGTACTTGCCGACCTCGTGCAGGGAGACGTCCGGGTCCTTCGTGACCAGCGAGTCCTGATGCCTGGCCCCAATGCGGAAGAACTCCGGAGTCGGACGGATGAAGATGCCCAGCCGGTCGATGTCCGAGCCGGGCCGAGCAAGGCCGAAGGCAGTGCTGCCCACGACCCCGCTCAGCAGAATGTTCGGCGTCCCCATCAGAACCAGTACGCCTCGGACGGGTCGTCAGCGCGGCCGTCCTCCTCGTAGCGCTCGGCAGCCTCCTCGTACGTCTCCAGGGCCTCCTCCACGGCCCGGCCCCACGACATACCCGCGTCCTGCTCGGACTGCACGATCTCCAGCAGCGCCCGCGTCTCGTTGTCCGCCTTGATGAACTTGGTGTCCACCAGCGTCCCCGCCGACGCGTAGACGTTCTTGTCCTGGGCGGACATGGCGTCGAAGGTGATGCCCTTGTACGACAGCACCTGGCCGACGATGCACGACGGCGCCTTCGTCTCGGGGTCGAAGTACGCACACAGCGCCGACCCGCCGATGGTGAGCATCGTGTACGTGTAGTCGGCGCCCCGCTCCTCGACCGCACGGGCCAGGAGGGTCTTCGCCTCGTCCAGGGTGATCTCTACGGCCGCCGGGGCGACCGAGGTATTAAGCGTCATGGTGGTGCCTTTCAGGAGCAGTCGAACTCGGGGTCGATGTCGGCGGTCTCGGTGGTGAAGTCGTTGATCTCGTCGATGATGATCAGGTCCGTGTCGATTCCCATGTACTCCAGCAGGGACTGAAGGCTCACAGGCCCAGCACCTCCTTCAGGCGCTTGCCGAACTCGTTGACGGTCTCTTCGCGCAGCCGGTCTTCGTGCATGTTGTAGTCCTCCTCGTCGTCTCCCTTGCGCTCCAGGAGGACGACGTCGCCGATGGAGATGGTGCAGGTGAACTCGCGGTAGCCGGACCATCCGGCGCTCTTCCAGGACTCCGTCGTGACGACCTGGATCAGCGGTAGGGGTATCTCGATGGAGTCGGACACAGGTCCTCCAGGGTGGGGGCGGGGCCCGGCGAACCGAGCCCCGCGAGCTGTCACAGAGACGAAGGGTCGAACAGGTTGCGGCCGTCGGGGTCCTTCGAGACAGGGGTGAGCTTGCCCCGGTCGACCCACGTGCTGATCGTGCTCGGCTTCACCTCAAGCAGCTCGGCCAACTGCTTGGCGGTGACCAGGGTGACCTCACCGCTGTCTCGCCGCTGTCTCAGCACCCCGGCGAGCCGGTGGAAGGTGAGTGCGGCCAGGTGCGTACCCAGCGCGATACAGATGGTCGGAGCGGCCGAGGCCAGGATCACGTGCCCCCACGTCGTCTTCGCGGACTGCCCCGTCACATGCGCGTACGCAGATCCGTGGGCGACGTTGAGAACGAGTGAGACAGCGGTGAGACCGACCACCGTGCCGATTGCCCACCGGTATCCCGGGGAGCCGACCAACGCCAGCGAGGCGACCACGCCCAGACCGTCCAGCCCGTCGATGACCAGGGGGTAGAACTCCCGGACCTCGTGCAGGCCGATGCCGTCTGCGGTGTCTCGAAGGGGCACCCAGCTCACCCGCATACCGACCAGCGCCACGAACGCCAGCGCCACCAGGATCATGGTGAACCCGATGACCAGACCGGTCGCGTGCAGGCCGTTAAGCGGCTGAGACGGGGGTGAGACAGGGTCTGTCTCAGTCTTGCTCGCGCGGTTCTCGCGCCAGCTCTGGATAGGCTTGGGGAGTCCCATGGAGAGACGACACCTCTCGTGGTGGGACAGGTGCCCGGTAGGTTCGCCGCCTGCCGGGCACCCGAATACCCGGGTTAGGTATTAAGCCGAACCACTTCCGTCTCCTCTCTGTCTCAGGCCGGGACAGCTCCCGGTATCGGTTGATCACTCTTCTCTCGAAGTCGTTCAGGCTCAGCGGCCGACCACCTCCGCTCGTACTGCGTTGCCCGAGGACGGGTGGATCACGAGACTGCTGCTCGCGTGGATCTCCAGCCGCCTGTCCTCCTCCAGCCGCACCAGGAAGTACGACCAGAACCTCTCGCCGTCCCGCTTCCACCGGAACTCGATCGTCGGGTTGCCGTGCAGGTGCCGACGGTTCGCGCTGTACGGGTCGATGACCACAGCGGCGTCCTCCGGGCCCTCGTTCAGCAACTCGCGGGCCGTGGCCAGCTCCTGCTCCAGGCGCGCGATCTTCTCGTCCTTCGCGCGGACGCGGTCCTTGACCCACTTCGGCAGGCGCTCGAACCTCGGGTCCTCCGTCATCGGTGTGTTCACCAGGTACCGCCCTTCTTGGCCTTCTCCCAGGCCGACTTGGACACGCACACGTGCCCGGTCTTCTTGCCGTCCCGAAGGTCGAGGCGCCAGCACTCCGGGTCCGTCTGCGAGACGGGGATGTACATCGAGATCGTCGAGTAGCAGACCCGCGACGAACCCGATCCCGAGCACTGCGTGGTGTAGACCGGCTGCATGTACGTGTAGGTGTCCTCGGGCACGTACCGCTTGCCGGTGATCGTGCCGTGGTCGAGGTCCGACCCACAGCCGGTGAGGACGAGCGCCCCCGCGAGCGCGGCCGAAGCCGCGTAGGTATTAAGCCGCTTCACGAGTTCCCCTTCATCATTACGGCTTTGGAAGCCGTAATCTACCGGATCCGGCCCGGCCCGTCGACCCCCTATTTGGACGACGGACCGGACCGGGGCTTGAGCTAGCTCCTGTCGGCGCACTTCTCGCCGTTCGGGCACTCCTCGCGCGGGAAGCCGTCCCCGCACAGGCTCGGGTCGATACCGACCCCGGCCCCCAGCTCACCGAGTTCCAGCGGGCCCTCGTCGTGGACCCACTCGTCGACCGGGTTCTCGTACATCAGGCAGGCTCCTCGGAGAGATGGATTGCGTTGCTCTCAGCGAGGCCGCAGTACATGCAGCCCGCGTCCATGTCCCACGTCAGGTACTCGTCGTACCCGTGCGGGATCTGCTGCCAGAGCGTCAGCGGGTCGCCGTAGTTGGGGAAGTGGTTCTCGTTCGGCATCCCCAAGAACTCGGCCGAGAGGCGTTCGATCTCGTTCGGCGGCCCCCACTTCTTGATGCCGCCCTCGAACAGCACGAGGTGCCAGCCCTTGCGCTCCCCGGTGGGGTCGTACTCCGACCACTCGCGATCGACGATGCCGACCATTCCCCGCCAGCGGACGAGGTCGCCCCAGTAGGCGGTCGGGCAGTGCTTGCTCATCGCTCCCCCCGGACCGGCCAGCGGTACGCCGACAGGATGTTGCGCGAGGAGACGCCCCAGTGCTCGTCCTCCTCGTAGCCGGGCAGCTTGTCGATCGCCTTCCGGCGCAGGGCGTCGCAGAAGTTGTGCGCCTCGGACTTCTCCCACTCCGGGTGCTCGCACGCCTGGTACTCGAAGCCGTCGATCGCCTTGAGCACCGCGACCGGGTTCGGGACGCCAGGCAGCATCTTGAAGAGGTAGGGCTGCTCCCACTCCTCCTCGGCGTACCGGTGGTCGACCGAGCGCCGGTTCTCCGCCAGGAGCATCGCGCCCACGTAACCGGCGTTCTCCCGGGTCAGATGCCGTACCACCCGGCCGTACATCATCTGCGCCTCCGGCCCCCACGGCTGGCCCTTGGAGTACACCCGGTTCTGCTCCTCGACGGTCAGCTCGCGCACCTGCCACCGCAGCCGACTGCCGCCGGTCGAGTAGGACAGACCCGCGTTGACCAGCAGGTGGATGTGCTCGTCGTCGACCATGTAGGCGCTCACATGACCCCTCACGCTTCCTTTACGGCTTCGTACTTACGGCTTCCGAAGCAGTAATCAGAATCTATAGGAGTTGCTAGGTCTCGTCAAGCCCTATCCGCCAACAGCTTTCCAAGCATGAAGAAGGCCCCCACCCGGTCTCCCAGGCAGGGGCCTCCTACGGCTGTACATCAGCCGTACTGCTGCGTGCACTCCAGCTTCACCGAGGGCGCGTACGCCGCCAGCGCATCGGTGGGTGTCGCATGCGTACCGTCGGCCAGGTCCTTCAGACCCATGTCCCGGTACTCCTTGTAGATGTCCCCCACCGGCTTACCCCGAGCGCTCTCCTCGAAGTCCGCGAAGTCCGCGTCGGTCATGACGTCGGTCGGTGTGCCCTGCGAATCCTCCAGGGCCTTGTCCACCGCCTTGATGACCCCGGAGAAGCACGTCGCCGCCTCCTTGCTGTACCCCTTGGACGCACTCGGCTTCGGGCTGTCCGACGCCTTCGAGTCGTCCCCCCCACTGCATCCCGTGACCGCGAGCGCCAGCACCGCAACCGTCAACAACGCCTTCTTGTTCATTTCGCCCCCCACGTCAGTTCTCCCCCACGAGCGCCTGCACGACCTTGTTCACCGCTCGCTGCGCCGCACGTTTCCCCGACTCGATGTTCAGCACGTCCACGTACTCCGGCCCGAGCGCTCCGAGGTGCACGCTGTACCACGCGGCGCGAGTACGGCCACCCTGCGGCGCGAAGACCTCGGCGACCTTCTTGCCACCGATCCGACCGACCCACAGTTCACCCTTCGGGTGCTTCTCCTGGGTCCACTCGATCTTCTGCGCCAGTACCGGCGCACGGTCGGGCTCGTAGTCCTCCGAGACGATGTCCACGCGCGAGATCGAAGGGTTCAGCAAACAGTTCTCCACCGCGCGGGCGGCCTCCTGCGCCGATCCGAGGTCCGTGGCGTAGTTCTCGGACTTCTTCTGCCCCGGGTCCTTCTTCAGGTAGTAGCGCATCCGCCACATGTTCAGTTCTCCACTCCAGCCAGCTTCTCCAGTCGCGCTACCCGCTCCTCCAGGGTCATCGCCGACTTCTTCGGCGGCCCCGACAGCAAGGCCCATCCGTTGGCGCGGTCGGCCCAGTCCTGGCAGATGTCCATCAGCCACTCCGGCGCCCCGGTGAACTCGTTCAGCAGGTCCGAGAACAGGGTGGAGTAATCGCGGGACGTCGCGACCTTCCCGTCCTTGACCTTGGGGCCCCAGACGGCGACGCTCGACACGCACCAGACCCCCGCCCGGTTGGGTGTGAGGGAGATCGTCACGGACTTCGGCCGCACCAGGGGGAATCCACGGGCCTGAGTGTCCGGAGCGGGGTCAACCAGCTCCACGGGAATCTCCCACCGGGCGGCGTCCGCGACGCGGTACTTGATGCCCTTGGGCGACACGGGATCCGGCACCGTGCCCAGCTCCCACCCCTTGTCCGTCAGTTGGTGGGCCTCCTCGTCGACCTCCTGGTAGGCGATCCCCATGTCGACGAGCCGCGCCAGCACCGCCTTCGGGACACCGTAGAAGTGACCCGACGTCGTGTGCACCGCACGCTCGAACGCCTCGCGCATCTCCGCGTCCATACCCACCGCCGTCTGCTCCGGCTCGACGGGCTCCTCGATCACAGGCTCCTCCACCGGTCCCGGCCCCTTCCCCTCCATGTACCACTTACCGTCTCTCCGGTACGCGGCATCGGCCCTCTCCATCGCGCGCAGCGTCGCACCGTGGACGTTTACCAACTCGCCCTCCGGGTGCTGCTCTGCCGCCTTGAAGGCCGTCCCCCAATGCGTCTCCTTGGGCACCTTGCCAGCCATCTTCCAAACCCTCCCCGCCGTAGTTAAATCTAGGAAATTGGCCGGGCCCTAATCGCCCAGCTCCCGCATACGCACCGGGTGATACGGCGGCGGTGTCACGGTCATTCTGCCGGTGATCGACTGCACCGGTACGCGCTTCGCGCTCCCCCCGCTGTACAGCTCGCGGAAGTGCTCGAACTTGGCCGCCCGCCGCAGCAGTTTGTCCTCGATGGTCCGCCAGTCGACGTCCACGGCGCTCCGCGCCTGCCCCGAGTCACTCACTGCTCGGACACTCGCTCCCAGCCGAGGCCCAGGTCCGCGAGCACACCACGCTTGGCGTCCTCGTCCGTGAGCACCAGGCGCTGCCCATCCTGGACCGCAGAGTCCAGCAGCCGGATCATCTCGGCCGCCGTGTCCTGCGGGTGCCCGACCTTGATCCGCTGCACCAACTGCTCGTACGCCGTAGCCACCTCAACGCCCCTTCTCGCGGTCCTCAATTACGGGTTAACCCTATGGGCTGCACTCCCCCATGTCAACCTGTTTCCCCAACCCACTTGCGTTGCCGGAATCGCCTCGTCCGTTTAGGTTCAATCCATGCGAAACCTGCGCGACGCCCTGTTGTGGCGTGGTACCCGAGCCGCCGCGCTCGCCGAAGCCAAGAAGCTGAAGGCGGCTGCACGCCGCAAGGGTTACGACGTCGTGGTGCGTGGCACCGTCCGCAGGCCCACTCCGACGTACTCCTTCAACGGACCCCCTTACGGCGTCTTCCTCGAACCCCACAACAGCGCCGACTCCCCCGATTCGTGAGTCCCCCCATCCCCCCAATTCCCCGAATTCCCCTGGCACTGTGACACTGTCCGGTTCCCACATCCGTTGCGCTGCGCGGCTGTCTAGGCCCTTTGCTTCTGCGAATTTGCATTTAAGGGTAGGGGGGTCGAATATTTATTCATTGGCCCTACACTATTGACACGCCGCCCGTCAACCCCCTGAGCCAGGCAATATCAAGCCTCGCGCTTCCTTTCGGTATCTGCACCCTTGCCCAGGGCGTGACCTGCACCACACGGAGCAGCCAGGCACACCAGCCGGGCGGTGTCAACCCCTGCGCGCGACGCATATTATGCATGCCAATTCGCCGTTATTCATGAGGCCACTACCCCAAATCGTCGATTTGCGTTGCTGCAAATATGCCCCGAGATATGGAGGGGTGGCGTTCGCTGTAGCAACTCGACAACATGGCGGCCAGGGAGTTACGGCGTATTGGGTGTGAGCCTGGCGACCGCATGGCAGGGGGTGACGTGGTGCTGTGTCTCTCTGTGGTGTCAGCAGTGGGGAGCCTTCCCCTGGCCCCGGATTCCCTGGCCCCTTTGTCGGCACGGTGGCAGGCTGGAGGTATGGGCGTAGGCATGTCGTGGGGCGCGTTGGGGGTCGGCCAGGCATGGGGCGAGTATCCCAGCGTGGACGAGTGCGCACGGGCCCTGTGTCGCTCTGTACGGCGCTCCCTGGCCCGCATGGGCCCAGACTTCCGGGGCTGCATTTTGAAGCATTCAGCGCACGTGCTGCGGGTGGACATGTGCACGGAGGGGCTGCACGCGGTGAGCCATGGGAAGCGGTGGCACGCGGAGCACGGGACGGCGTGGGTTGCCCTGTATCCCCGTGGTGGGGGTGAACACGAAGAAACCCCCCACCGGCCCGAGTTAGGGCGGTGAGGGGTTGCTCAGGGGGCGTGCTGGCCTATGCGGTGCGGACAGACGCGCTCAGCCACGCGGCCAGGTGCTCCCACTGGGCCGCTTCCGCGCGAAGCGTGCTGATGTCCTCGGCGCTGAACTCCCGCAGAACGGGGCTGGTGATGGACGGGCGGACGCTGGCCATGTAGTCGGCCTCTTCGCGGCGCTCCCACGCCTGCCGCTGCGCGTCGCGCATGGTGGCGAATCGCTCGGAGCGCTGCCAGGGGGTGAGCGGCGCGGCGGGCGCGGGGGGCGTGTCGAGACCGTCACAGGAGACGCGGCCGAAGCGGGCAGACGTCCAGTCGTGGCGGGCGTGCGGGGCGGTGGCCGGGCAACCGTAGACGGTGCGGATCATGGGGTGACCTCCTGGTGTGGGGTGGTTGGTTGGGGTGAGCTAGGCGCGGGCGGCGGTGCCGTCCTCATGGCCCATGGCCAGGGCGCCGGACAGTTCGGGGCGCCATGCCAGGGCGCGGCGCAGGTCGGACAGGAACGCGTGCCGGTCGAACGCGGCCCCGTCGGTGTAGGCGTCCACGGCGCCGAGCATGTACGCGACCGCCTGCCGTCCCTCGTTCCGCGCGGAATCCCACGTGAGCTGTCGCGCGAGCGGGGAGCGGGCGACCGTGACGCGGTACCCCTTCCCGTCGCGGCCGGTGCCGACCTGGACGGACACGCGCTCATGGGTGAGGGCGCCGAGGTGAGCGGCGACCATGGCGGCGGTGGTGTGGGTTACGCGCATTTGGGGTGTCCTCCTGGTGTGGGGTGGGTTGGTTGTCAGGCGGTGCGGAGCGATGCGACTAGCGCGTAAACGGCGTTCACGTCGTCCAGCGCGGGCACGGGAGTACCGGGCACGTCGGCGCAGTACTGAACTACGGCGAGTTGCACCGTCACGGACGGGCGGCGGGTGGTGCTGCCGCAGCGCTCCCAGACGTCCAGCAGACGGGCGGCGGGGGTGCGGGCGGGGGCGGGGGCGGTGCTGGCCATGGTCTGTGTCCTCCTGTGGTGGGAGGGGGCCGGAGCGTTTCCCCGGCCCCCGTGGTGTGGGGCGGGTGCTACTCGGCCAGACCCTGGCCCGCGTGCATCTTCTGGGCCTGCTTGAACGTGGCGCGGTACTCCGCGAGGGAGGACGGGCGGACGGCTTCGAACTGCCGCGCCCAGTGCGGCATAACGGCGACCTTCTGCGTCTGGAAGACGCCACCGGCCGCGATCATCGCGTGATTCTGCGCGCGGGTCTCCGTGGCCAGCGCCTTACGGGCGAGCGGGGAGAACATCAGGGAGTGCTTACGGAACGCGGCCTCTTCGCCGTGGCGGTCGACACCGCGACCGGTGCCGCAGTGGCCGAACACGTCGTGCACGGCGCGGAACATGTCGTTCACGTCGTCGGCGAAGAAGAAGTGCCCGCCCGTGCTGGCCGTCGACAGGATGCGCATGCGGCCCGCCTTGACGTCCTCGAAGAAAGCGCGGGTGCCCTGCTTGTTCATGTCGTACGGGTCAGCGTCCTCGACGCTCACGGCGATGCCCAGGCCGCCACGCGACGCGGGAGCGGTCATGAACTCAAACTGCCTCTTGACCTCTTCGCCCATGGCACGCCACGCGGCCGGGGCGGCGTTGTCGATGAACGGCAGTTCGGCGTACGCGTCGGCGATCTTCTGGACGGCCGAGGGGGCGACGATCACGCGGGAGTAGTCCCAGTGGTCGCGGGTGGACAGACCGGCCTTAGCGCAGAAGGTGCGCGAGCCCTCGACGATGGCGCGGACGGGCGAGACGGACAGGGCGGGGATGTTGGCGGTACGCATTGCGGGGCCTCCTGGTGTGGGGCGGTTGGTGTGTTGTTGTGTGACCAACGTACCCCCGATTACGGCTTGTAAAGCCAGTTTCGGGGATCGCTGGACAAGTCTTTATAAAGCTGTGACCTACGGCTAGCGGGCGGTGGAGACGTCCCGGAAGTGGGGCACGGCGCGGGCGGCGTCCATGAACGCGGCGACGCGGGCGGGGTCACCGTTGGGCACATGCGCGTAGTTGATGCGCTCCCCGCTCCCCGTGGTCACCCAGACAGTCACGGGCGCCGTGGCGGGCTCCAGGAGGGCGCGCAGCTCCTCCGTGGTCACGATCTCCAGGCCGTGCGCGGGGGCGTCCTCCTCGGCCTCTTCCGGGGCGCCTGCCACGTGCACGACGGTGCGCACGTCGGTCCAGTTGCGGCCGGTCGTCTCGAAGTGCTCCGGGGTGCGGTCCGTACGGATCACCTCACCGGCGCCGGTCGTGTCGACGATGCCCCGGCAGTACCGTTCGGCCGAACTGTCGGTGTGGCGGAACTCCGCATCGGCGTACGGGCCCCACACGCGCCCGGCGTGGTCGCGGTAGCTCCAAAGGGTGCGGTACTCAGCGGCCCACACGTACCCGGTGGCGTACTGACGCACCCAGGGGGCAACGTCGCCGTTACCCGTGATGCCCGTGGGCATGTCGCCCTCAAAGATGATCTTTCCGCCCAGGAAGACGTAAAGGCGGGTGCCGTTGCCCTCGACGACGGCCGAGACGCGCTCACCGGCCAGCCACAGCGGGCGGGCCTGCGCCTCGCGCCAGGTACGGCAACCGGCCTCCGAGGGGTAGTAAGTGGCGTCCTCCGGGCGGGCCGGGCGCGGGTTCGTGATGGACAGCCAGCGGCGGCCGTTCTCGTCGTCGTAACCCTGGTAGTCGCCGTGGGTGTCGGAGTAGCGAACGCAGCGGGTGCAGAAGTCACGTTCGGCCGCGTCCCCGTAGCTGAGGTAACGGGCGACGGGGCGACCGCAGACGCTTTCGTCGTTGCCGGTGCTGTAGTGCACCGCCTTGCCCTTGCCGACCTGTGCGAGCTGGTATCCGTGCTGCGTGTCCATGTCGTGCGCTCCTTCGTGTGTGGTGGGAGGGCCGATCTTTCCGAAGGGGGCACCCCTTGTCAAGCCCTTTGAGCCCTTAGCTTTACAAGGCGTTATGAAGCTGTGACCAGCCCCGCCGGGGCGGTGTGTTCTCATGGACGCCGAAGGCCCCCACCGGCCAGCGGGACGCGGTGGGGGCCTTTTGCATGCCCGGGGTCAGACGGAGGGCGCGACGCTGTCGCAGCCGACGGCCAGCAGCAGGCCGCCCCAGTCGGCAGCGGCCCAGCCCTTGCCACCGACCCAGTCGGCGCCCTCGGTGTACGCCTGGCCCAACAGGTCGTAGCCATCGGCGATGTTCATCCGCTCGACGTCGTCACCGAGGCGGACCCATACATGCAGCTCCCGCAGTCGCGCGAGGGAGTCGGATTCCGACTGCCCTTCCGGGGCGTATCGCTTGGCCATTCCGGCCGCGCCGCCCTCGAACATCCGCAGCGGATTCCGAACCGGTTCCGGCGCGGTGTCCGCCACAGAATCCGACTGGGAAACCGGCGCGGGCTCCTCCACGATTTCCGGCTGCGCCTCCTCGACGACAACCGGCTCGGCCGGGGCGCTGGGCGCCTCCTCGACGACCTCGGGAGCCTCGACGGGCGCGGGGGCCGGGGTGGCCGTCTTGCGGGGCGTACGCGGCTTCTTGACCGGGTCGATCTCGTACGCCTTGGGCTCCGGCACGGCGGTCTCGACGAGGGTGCAGCGGGTGAGGACGGTCGACTTGATGCCCTTGTACTCGTCGTGCTCCTTGACCGTGCCACGGAAGGTGACGCGCACGCCCGTGTTCTCGCCGAGGGCGTTGTTGGACGCGAACCACTTCACGATCACGCCGGACAGTTCGTCGCGGACCTGGTAGAGGGTGGTGGCGCCGTACAGGCCGTCGATGTACCGGATGGACTCGATCATGCCGGTGAAGGTGATGCGGGAGCCCTTGACGCCCTTGGCCTTGTCGGGCGCGGTGCCGATCCACTCGGACGGCTTCTCGCTGCGAGCCTTACGGATGAGGGTCTGCTCGTTGAAGCGGGCCCACGCCTGCGGGGCGGAGACGAGGATGCCGAAGTTGCGGGAGGACGCACGCTTACCGGCCGCGATGGCCTTGAGGTTGAGGACGTACTCCGAGGTGCCGGAGAAGTCGTCGGAGAGGATGAACGCGCGGATCTCGGCGGCCTTCTCCTTGGCCTCGGCCGCGAGCGGGCGCATGGCCTCGGCGAACTCCTTGTCGCGGCGGCCCTTGCCGGGGTTGATGGCGTTGCGCACGAGCTGCACGGTGGGCGTGGCGTGGTAGTCCTGGGAGCGGACGAACCCGAACGCCTTGACGCAGGCCCAGGCGTAGGCGAGGACGGTGTCAGTGGAGACGTCGCGGTCTCCCCCGCCGAAGCCGTAGAACTCGCGCTCCTCGTCGTCGTCGGCCGGGGTCGACGGCCAGGAGATGCCGGTCTCCCAGCCGAGGAAGTCCTTGATGCAGGAGCGGCCGATCTGCTTCTCCTCGCCGGTCTCCTCGTTCTTGACGAGGAAGGTCTCACGGCGGATGCGGTTCTTCTGGCAGTGGTCGCACCAGCCCTCGCGCAGGCCGTCGCGGTCGACGGAGTGGACGCCCGGAGCGGTGCGCACGATCAGGCCCGCGTTCTCGTCCCAGTCCAGGGTCGCGAGGAAGGTCCAGCCGTTGTGCTTGGGGGCCTCGCCGGAGAACTCGACGTCGTACATGATCTCGACGACCTCGAAGCCCATGTCGTCCTTGCTCTTGACCTCGACCTCGGTGACGTTGAGGTCCAGGCGGCCGGTCAGGCCCTTCTTCGACGCGCGGGCGTTGATCTTCTCGATCTTCTCCAGCGTGTTGGTGAGCTGGAAGTGGTCGATGCGAGCGGGCATGTCGTGCCTCCTGGTGCGGAGCGGTTGTTGATGGGCACGACATTACGGGTTCTGGAAGCCGTTGTCTAGCTGTTTGCGGATCCGTCTTTCGCGTGTTCTCATGGACGACGAAAGGCCCCCACCGGCCAGCTCGATTCGGTGGGGGCCTTCGTCATGTCCCGGGCCTGCTAGGCCGGGCGGAGCGCTCCGGTGATGTTGCGCCGGAGCAGGCGGTACAGGACGCGCCAGGCGGTCTTCTTGTCCTCCGGGGCGTCCATGCCGTGGTCCTTCTCCCAGGCTTCCTGGACGCGGCGCAGCAGGGCGTTCCACTGGTTGCCGTCGATGAGCGGTGCGCAGGTTTCGCAGGCCATCCAGTCGCCCTCGTAGCCCTGCATCTTTCCGGTCACCGGGTTCCGTCCGGCCAGGAAATCCGACACCGGCAGGACGAACATTTCTGACCCGAGGTCCTGGTTGCAGAAGTCGCAGCGGCCCTTGACTTTTCCGGTCTCGGGATCCACGGGAATTGCCTTGTGGCCGGAGAGGGAATCCTGCTCGTGGTGCTCCCAGGTCTCCTCCCCCGTCCCCTTGGCGACGTTCCGCTCAAGGGGGCGCTTGCAGACCTGACAGACCATGGGCGGTGTGCTCACTGGGCGATCTCCTGGCCCGGCTTGAGGATGCGGTACTCGGTGCCGTCCTCGGCGGTGAGGACGTCGCCGTTCTCCATGTCGGCGATGTGCGCGGCCAGCTCGCCGTAGCGAAGGCCCCGGCGCTGCATGTCGTCGGTCAGGGTTCCCCACGCGGCGTCGTGGCCGCTCTTCTCGGAGGTGCCGACCGTGCGCCATCCCGCGCCCTCGTGGCGGTCCTTGATCTGCGCCCAGTGGGCCGGGGCGGTGGTCGCGGGGTTGTCCAGGTACCAGCGCTTCGCGTCCTCGAACAGAGTGACCGTGGAGTCGGCGCTGTCCAGGGTCGGGAACTTCTCGCGATTGCCGTCGATCAGCAGGGCGGAGACCTGCGCGCGGGTGAGCCGCAGGTTGAACGTCGGCTCGTCCGCCTTCTCCTCCACGGTGACGCGGTAGGTGCGGGTGGCGTCGGTGCCGGAGCCGTCGTTGACGAGCACGTCCAGGGCCCACGGGCCGGTCGTCTCGGGGTTGACGAAGTCGACGTTCAGCACGTCCTCCGTGCGCAGGCTCGGGCGGGCCGGGCTGGAGAGCATGTCGCCGATCAGCTTTCGAAGACCGAGGAGATTCATCCGTCGCTCCTTATTCGGGCGGGGTGGTTGGTGACAGGACGAAGCTAGTCGTCGTTGTTACGTGTTGTCAAGTGCTCTCAGGAACTTACTTGACTGCGGTGTGCCTGCGCTGGACGATGCGACCGGTGCGGGGCTGCTCGATGTCCTCCGGCTCGACCGCCTGGCCGGGCTTGAAGGGGCCGACGACCGTGCCACCCATCTGCTTGGCGGCCGTCTCCGCAGCGCTCCGGCTGTAGCTGACGCCGGTCACCCGACGTACGCCGTCGGCGGTGTACAGGACCTTGAAGTTCTCCACGGTGATGCTCCCGATCAGGCGGTGGGCAGGATGTCAGCGAGGTACTGGGCCTGGCCGAGGGCCTGCTCGACGCTCCAGCCGTCGAAGTAGCGCTTGCCGAGGTAGAAGTCGGCGGCCTGTTCGGCGGCCTCCTCGCTGGCGAGGTTGGCGCGCACGTAGCCAATCATGATGCCGTGCTCCCCCTCGATCACGCGGGCGCCGTACATCGCCTTCTCGGGGGCGGGGCGCTCCTTGGTGGAGTAGTCGGGGCGCATCCACCGCGAGATCTCGACCTTGTCGCCCTCGGGGAACTCGGTGCTGGTGATGGTGCGCACCAGCTCGCCGTCGTCGCCGTAGCCGGAGGGGCCCTCGCCCTCCGCGTAGCCGAACAGGATCTCGAAGCGGGGCAGGTCGTAGTACCGGCCGTGGCGGAACATCGCGCGGTTGTAGTCGCCCATGGACACGTAGTTCTTCAGGCCGTCGATCTCCTGACGGCGCAGGTCGCGGTGGCCGATCTTGGTCACGCTGACGTCCTTGGGCTCGCCCTTTACCTTGCGGGTGAGCTGCACCCGGCCGCTCGTGCCGATGGACGAGATGGTGACTGCGGACGTCTTGGTGATGTTGATGACGATCCGGCGGTCCTTCCACGTGCGGTAGTCCTGCTCGATGATGTCGCCGACGACCAGCTCGCGGGCGGGGATCTCCTGGGTGGCCATGGTGTGCTCCTGCTCAGACTCGGGTGGTCGGTTCGGGGGGCATGCAACGACCTTGTAAGTGACAGCAAAGACCAGTCCCCGACCGGCGCGGGCCCGGTGCTCGTGCGCCTCCGCCTCGGCAGGGCTGATCATGCCGCTACGGAGCATCTGGAGGGCGGTCTCGTCGTCGGCAACGTTGCGGTACAGGTCGAACAACTTGGACGCCTGTACCGAATCGGTGGCGAGAACATAAACGGTGTCGTCAGTGCTCACGTTTCGCTCCGGCTCAGACTCGGGTGGTGGCGTTGGGGACGCGGGGGCAGCCCTGCGCAATGTAGTCCTGCCAACTGACAATGCTGTTCCGCGTCGCCTGCATGCGGGTGAGGAGGAAGCGCTGGCGGGCGGCCTTGCTCTCCGTGCGCCACTGGGCCTCCAGGACCTTCAGGCCCTGCTCGCGCTGCTCGATCAGCGTCTCAGCAGCGCTCTGGCGCTCGGCAAGCAGGAAGGACCGGAACGGGCTCGACACGGGAAGCCTCCTGGTGTGGGGCGGGTGATAGGGAAAAGACTAAGGGGACCGCTCGACAGTTGTCAAGCGATCCCCTCAAACTACTTGTCAGGCTCAGACCTCGATCACCAGCGAGTCAGGCGAGGTCGGCGCGGGCTCCTTCGGCCGGAAGTGCTCGACGACGTCCCTCACCCACTGCGGGATGTCGTCGTTCTCCAGGGAGAAGGAGGTCAGGTGCTCAACCTGGCCCGGGGTACCGTCCTGCTTCAGCAGGACCCCGATGACCGGCAGGGACGCAGTCGTCCACTCGCCGTTGGTGCTCGGCCAGTAGGTCAGGTGGAACCGGACGACCTTCATCTCCTTGTCCTTGGCCCTGCCCGAGTAGGCCCCGGTGGGGATGGTCGGACCGTCCTCGACGGGGACGAAGACCTCGCGGCGGGTGCTCCAGTTGGTGGGGGCGATCTTCATGGTGGTGCTCCTCCTGATGCGGGGTGGGTGGTCAGTGCTGGGGGGTTGCTGCGTCGTCCTTGGGCGCCCAGTAGTGGCCCTTGTAAACGTGGGCCGGGTAACCGTCCTGCTCGACCTTCTTCAGGTGTCCGTCGAAGCTGCGGGCACCGCACTTACAGGTCATGTCAGTAGTCCTCGTCCCATCGCTCGCCCGCGTACGTGGGGTCGAAGCCGCTCGGAGGGACGTCGGAGAAGGGCGCGTACTTGCGTACGATCTCCTCCTGCTTCTTCAGTCGCGCCGACCAGTGGACAGCGCAGCGCGGGAAGGACTGGCCCGTGCCAGACAGCGGGTCGCGGTACTCGACGGGACCGCTGCACTGGCCCGTGTGCTCCTCCAGGCACTTCAGCTCGTCGGTCATTACTTCTTCTCCTCGTTCTCGTCGATCAGCTCGATTACGTCGGTGCCGGACAGCACCTTGGTGGCCGCGTTGTGCTGGGCCATCTGCTGGGTCGCGTAGGTGCCGGTATTGGCGTGCCGGGAGGTGCGCAGGTACTGCTGGATCTCTCCGCGTACCTTGCGAACGGCCTCCAGGAACTCCTCGTGGCCGACCTTCTCCACGTCGCCTCCGGCGGTCTCGTGGATCTCCAGCCAGGCGACGGCGACGGCCTCGAAGTCGATGAGCCGGTCCAGCGTGTGGGCCGACGTCGAACGGCTGCCCTTGGTCAGGGGCGTGGCCAGGCCCTCGGCCGCCTCCGCCCGAACCTGGTTGGCCTCCTTGACGGCGTCACTGATTCGGCGCTCCAGGTACTTCGCGGTGGCCTTGGCGTCCATGCCCTACTCCTGGTCTCGTATCGCTGCGTGCTTGGCAGTCTTGCGGGTTCGCTGCTTGCGGGGGCGGGAATCGTGTCCTCCGGCCGCTCCGCTGCGCCGACGCTCCTGGACGGCGCGGACATGCTCGGGGGTCTGCTGCTGGGCGTTCACGGGTGCCTCCGGGGGCCGTAGGGAAGATTCCAGGTTATTGGTTCTTCCCTACGGCTTCCGAGTTACGGCTCAGATCACTTGGTGCGGTTCGGGTTGCGCGGGTCCTTCGCCCAGTCGCGGTCCATCTTGCGCAGCTTGGCCTCGGCCTTCTTCTCGTGGACCTGGAAGGTCTCCTCGAAGGTCTGGCCCTTCTTCGCCGCGATGGCCCGCAGGATGTGCCAGGCGAGGTGGGCGTGCCCGGCCTGACGCTTCTCGGTGGTGACGCCCTTCTCGTACATCCAGGCCAGCGTGGGGTCGGCCGCGTAGCGCTTCTCCTGGAGCAGGCTGACCAGGGCGTCCGTGGCGGCGATCTCGGCGGTGCGCAGGGTCTTGGCGATGTCCCGGAAGTTGTGGCTGCCGATGTCCAGCGGCTGGCCCTCCGGGGTGGTGATGCCCTTGTCTGCCGCCTCCTCGGCCTTCTTGGCCCGAGCCGCCTCGCGCTCCTCGCGGCGCCGCTGGGCCTCCTCCTCGTCCGGGGTGAACATCTTGGTGCCCTTGGCGTCGGCCGGGGCGGTCGGGTAGCAGGTGGTGCAAGCGCGCTCACCAGCGTCGGCGACGATCTCTTCCTCGGTCTTGCCGGAGTACCGGACGAGCCATGCGAACTGCGTGCGCTCCTCACCGTTGTGGCAGGTGGAGCACTCGGTGCCGTTGTGGGCGTGACCATTGGCGCTCTGAGCCATGAAGACGCGGTTCCAGCCGCCTCGGCGCCGGTACTCGTCGGTGTAGACCTTGATCTCGGCCGCCAGATCCTCCAGCTTCCGGGACGCCATGGCCCAGTTGGTCAGCAGGCGGTCGATCTCGCGGGCGGTGTAGCTCTCGCGCTCGGTGTAGGGGGCGCGGGCCTTGATGATGGCCTGCTCCAGAACCTTCTCCCAGGACAGGGAGAAGATCGGTCCTCGCGCGCCACGGACTCGGCGGGCCTTGTCTCCCACCTGCGCGTGCAGGCTGACCACCAGGGAGAGGCGGTTGGACTCGGCCTGCGCCTCCTGGTTCCAGAGCCTCGACAGTTCGGTGTCGATCTCGACCGGGGTGGCGGTGGTGAGGTCCATCGGTGCCTCCTGTTTCGGGGCGGTTGTTGCTGACAGGTAGAACGCTACGCGGGCCCTTACTTGTTGTCAAGCGTAATCGGGTTACCACTTGCGTCGATGTACTGCTCGATCTCGTAGCCCAGGTTCTTCGAGTTCAGCCGCTTCTTGCCGATGGACTTCACGCGCAGGTCAAGGCGCTTGGTCCAGTCGGCGACGTCCTTGGCGGAGATCTGCCCGACCTCGCACTGGCGCAGCCAGAGGATGGGGTCGAAGCGGTCGGACGTGCCGGTGAGGGCGTCGGCGATGTCGAAGGCGACGTGACGGCGGGCGTTGATGTCGACGTCTTCCACGGACTCCGAGAGGGCGGCGGAAAGGGTCTCGTAGTCGCTGCGGCTCATCTGGCGGGGCGCGGGCATGTTGTGCTCCTCCTGGTATGGGGCGGGTATTCGGTGGAACAGTACGGGCCGCCCAACTCAGGTGTCGAGTCGGACGGCCCGTACGCAGGGGGTGCGTATGGATCACGCGGCGAGGCTGGTGCGCTGGCCTCCGATGGCCTTGGCGCTGCTCAGCCTCGCGGAGCGTCCGGCGTTGTCCCCGGCCGTGCGAGCGGCGCTGCTGTAGTTGGAGGTGCTGCTGGCACCCTTCCAGGATCCCTTGGCGGTGGACGCCTTCTCGTAGTACGCGCCGACCTCCTTCTTCTTGTCGAAGAGGACCAGTTCGGCAGTCACCTCGATCTCGTACTCGACGCCGTTCTCACCCGTGGTGGGCAGGGTGTAGATGTTCTCCTTGGCCGCCTCCAGGGCCTCCTGGCGGGCCGACCACAGACGGGAGGAGATGCGCCGGGTGAAGGCGTCGTAGAAGTTGGCGCGGGCGGTGCGGCCGTCCATAGGGCGCTCCTCCAGGTCCTTGTACTTGCCCCAGGCGTCGCGCTTGGTGACCTGGCGCAGGACCTTCTCCTGCTTGTACTCGCCGGTCTTCAGCCAGGCGTTGGCGGACTCGGTCATCTGGTACAGCAGGGAGGCGTACAGGACCTCGACGACCTCGATGTCCGAGGGCATGCCGAACGCGATGACGAAGGTGGAGTTCATCGCGATGTTGCACTTGACGTCGTTGTTGTCGGCGATGGCGAGGAAGAGGTTGACCAGGCGGGCGTTGTTGTTCTTGCGCGGCTGGCCGATGGTGATGTGCTTGTGGGTCGGCTGCTCGCGCTGCTCCTTCTTCGCGGTGTGCTGCCGTGCCACGGCGAGGTCGATGCTGCCGAGGGTGGCCAGGGACTGCGCCTTCTTCATGTAGGTCGCGGCCTCCTCGGGGGTGGAGGCGTTCTCGGCCTGGGCGAGGATCTTGGCCAGCTTGTCGAGCATGCGGTCAGCCATCGTGGGCTCCTCCTGTTACGGGGGCGGTTGGTGTGAGGTAGACGTTACGGGTTCCCGGAAGTGGTTGTCAAGCACTTCCGGGCAGTTACTTGTCAGGCTGCGACGAGTGCACCGAAGGCGACACCATGCTGGGCGAAGGCGTCGGTGAGGATCAGGCCGACCTCGTCGCCGACCAGTTCCTTGACCAGGTGCAGGTAGGTGGAGACGAACTGCACGCCGTGGGACTCTCCGCCCCGGGCGAGGTGGTGGGCCAGCTCGTGCAGGATGACCATCTCCCGCATGGCCCACGTGCCGCCGTGCTCGTGGTCGGGTACGGCGATGACGCCGAGGCGGTAGGCGGCCTGGGCCGCTCCCCTACGGGCACGGACCTTGACCGGCTGGGCGGCGAGGCTGGGCCAGGTGTTGCGCACCCAGTTCAGTCCGAGCACCTGATCGACGTAGCGCTGGACTCCGTCGATGTCACCGAACTTGCGCTCGTCGGGGATGACCAGGTGGGAGCCGTAGAAGTCGAAGGTGCGGGCGTCGGTCCGGGCGACCCGGTTGAGCACGTCCATGACGAGGTCTTCGGCCCGGTAGACCTTGGTCTTCTGGTTGTCGCGCATGCTCATGCCTCCCGACCGGTGAGGGCGAACAGGACCTTGCGCTTGGCCTCGGCGTAGCCCAGCTTGAAGCCGTGCTCCTTGGCCGCGTTGACCAGGTTCTCGGTGTGCTGGCGGGCGCCCTTCTCGGAGGTGCCGCCGCCCATGATCAGGACGATGTTGTCGCTGACCTCGTAGGACAGCGGGCGGCGCGGGTGGGTGATGGCGGGGCCCTTGTCCCGGCCCGCGTTGTAGATGTCGTCGAGGGCGCGGCGCAGGTCGTCGATGTTCAGGTCCTCGCCCTGGCCGACCAGGTCGATGACGGCCTTGTACTTCTCTTCGAGCGCCAGGTACTCGCGGACGCTGTTGTCCTTGGCCATGGGGTCCTCCTGTTTCGGGGCCGGTTGGTGTTGGCAGGGAGAACACTACTCAGAATCACGTAACCGTCAAGCCGTAATCTGCAAGACGTAACGAAGAAAGCCGTGAGCTGCATCACATGCGGCTCACGGCTTTCAGGGGTTGACCAGGAAGCGGATTACTTGGTAGACGTTGGGGTTCCTGTGACGGTCTTCACCGGGCACGGAATCTTGACCTGCACGGAATGCGTATGTGCGAGCCCATATACAGGCGCGTACGGCGTAGCCGTGGACGTGGGCGTAACTGCGGGCGAAGGCCCGACCACGATCGACACCTTGCAGGTGCCCGTGGCCTTCGCCGGGGTGGGTGCCTCCGCGTAACGGGTAACCGTGGGAACGGGCCAGGGATTGGAATCCCCTTCGGTTCTGGAAGAATCCGACTGGGAAACTCCGGTATTAAGCCCGGTGGAATGCTGCTCGGGGATCACGGAAATTCCGATCGCGGGAATCGCGAGAAATCCGATTGCGATGAGGGCGGCCTTGATTCGGCGGAATCTGTTCATACCAGCACCGTACCGTAGCCCTCACAGGGGACACAGTCCGCTCCGTCGCGGTCCTCCCCCGTGCCGTAGCACCGCTTGCACTCGATCTCTTCTGCCACGCCGTCGCCGCTTTCGGCGAAAGACACTGCATGCACGTGCGCGCTCATGAGAAGTACTAACTAACCTTCCTGGTTGTAGAAAGTTGGTACATCGACGATTTCCGCGTCGATGAATCCGCTGCCGGACTCGATCATCCGGTCAGCCGGGATGGGGTGGTCGAGGGCCGTCATCTGCTCCCCGGCGTCCTTTCCGAACAGGCGACTGATCATACCGGCCTGGGCACCATTCCCCTTAGCCTCCAGTTTCACGGAGAAGGAATCCTGCTCCAGTTCGGTCTTCACCTTCACCAGTTTCTGGAGCCGGTCGATCTCGCCGGAGAGGTTCGGATCCGCGTAACCGCCGGTCATGTCCTCCACCATCTTCATAAAGAGGACCCGCTGGGCCTGCATCTCGATGAGGGAATTCTGGAGCGAAGCCATCTGCTGCTTGCTCTTCACTTCGACCGGGATGTCGTATGCGCAGTTGGCATCCTTGTCGAAGGCCGGGCACTTCTGGGCCAGGAAGCACGTCGAGCACACCCGCATGGACTGCGAGCGGACGGTCACCAGCGGAACGTCTCGCTCCTTGTTCACGCCGTCGTCGGGGTCGGTGTAGACCTCCTTCTCCTGCACCACGCCGATGACCGGCAAGTTGGTACGCGGGCGGTCCCTGCGAGGGGCGGGAGTTGTTACGCCGTTGAGCATTTCTCCGGTGGTCGTATCAACTGTGCCCCCCTGCATTTGAGAGAAAGTCGAAAGTACCCCTGAAGGGGAAGTAGTAACTGGATCGGTCTCGGGTGCGCGGTGCTGCTCGATGGAGGCTGCGAGTTGCTGCCACGACCAGATGGTGAACCGCAGCACCTCGTTGTTGTCGCCGTCCTCGATCTTGTCCGGATCGAAGCCCGCCTCCTGGAAAAGGGTGCGGTGCCGCTTTCGCGCCTGGTCCTTGTATTTCTTCGGGTACCGCTTCAATTCCCGGCCGGTCCAGACGATGGTGTCACCGTACTGGGAGGGGGAAATCCAGGAGGTGGATGCGACGGAATCCCAGTTCACGGCCGCCATTTCAGCAGGCTTCGTCATTGCGACGCCGTGCAGCAGGGTTCCGTATTTCCGGGTGATCTCGTTGAGAATCGGAGAGAGATTCCGTCCGTCCAAATCCGTTTGCGGAACTCCTACGCGCTTATAGCGCTGGGCGAGGCGGTCGAGTTCTTCGACGCCCCATTCCGAATGCCAGATGGGAAGGAACTTGTCCTCCGGCAGGTCCTCCCAGAAATCCTCTCGCCGAGCCTCTATCCATTCCCGTCCGAGAACGACAGCGTCGAACTCGGACACCATATTAAGCGAGTCGATGTTCTGCTGGACGAAGGCTTCGTAGTGCGCGGCGATTTCCTTGAGTTCGCCGATTGAGTACTTGTCGTCCTCGGCCTTGTTCACGGTGTAGGCGCCGGAGTCCAGGAAGACCTTCTGGCCCTCCAGGTAGTGGTCAGCGATGAGCCACGGACGGGAGAACTTGGTCCTCCTCCTGAGCCCCATGTAGGACAGGGAGACGTTCTCGACGCCTTCCTCGGCCAGCATCTTTCGCCAGCCAGGAATCTCTGAACCGCCGAAGTACAGTTCCACGGGTTGTTTCTCCGAATCTGGGTTGGGTTACTGCGGGGGCTTGACGGCGCTCTTGGGGAAGAGGCCGGGCTGGGTGACGCGAGGCTTCCGGGTCTGGGTCGGACCGGACTTCGCCGGAGCAGCCTTCGCAGCCAGGCCGAACTGCTGCGGGGAGCGGACCGGGGCGACCTGGCTCGGGCCAAAGAGGCCGGGCTGTACGGCGCGCTGCGGCTTCGGGGCGGCCGGAGCCGAGGTATTAAGCGGGCGGTCGGGCTCGATGGAGCCGAGCTTGGCCTGGGACTGCCGGATGCTGTCGAGCAGGGCGCCAGAGCGGGACATGTTCTGCTCGTGGCGCTCCTCCGGCAGCGGGCTCCAGTCGCGGTGCTCAGCGGCCGTGTTGCGGATGTTCTGGAGGATGTCGCCGGAGCGCTTCATGCGGGCGGCGTGGGAGGCTTCCTCGACGTTGCCCGCAGCGTAGGAGGTACGGTCCAGCGCGGCGGCCGACCGGGCCATGACGTGGTCGAAGTGTTCGTCGGTGCCCGGCTTCGGCTGGACGACGGGGTGCTGGCCGACCGGGTTGGCCTCGTTGTGCGGGGCCTGGCTCTTCTGGCCGCGCACACGGATCTTCATGCGGGAGTTGCCGGACCGCTGACCGCTCCGGCCGCTCTCCAGGTCGTCCAGCCGCTCATCGACCGAGCGGTTGGAGCCGGGGAACTGGAGCGGGCTGAGCCAGCGCTCTTTGAACTTGCTGGTTATCGCGTGGATGCCTTCGACGCTCATGGTCGTGTGTCCCTTCGGACGAAGTAGAGGTAGCGGTGCGCGGCGAGGAGGGAGAGGAGGAAGCCGACGTTGATCCAGGACCGGCCGGAGGAGGGCGAGGTCCAGAAGACGGCGCAGAAGACAGCGACGTTGGCGCTGTAGAGGAACAGAGCGGCCGACAGCCACTTCTCTGCGGCGCCGAGCTGGCGCCAGACAGGGAGGGTGGCCCGCAGCAGCAGGGCCGAGAAGGCGGCGCCGACGAGGGCGTTGAGCATGCGGGCGATCTCGATTACCAGGGTGAGGGTCACAGGATCTCCATGTGTGGTCTCGGGTCTTCTTCGCGTAGTGCTCGTTGCCGCTCCACCTCGCCGACCAGTGCGGACCAGGGCGTGACGGTGTCGCGGTAGTCCGGCCGGAAGCGCGGGGAGGAGTAGTTGGGGTGCAGGTAGTTCAGGACCCCGATCCCGGACGCCATGACGTGCGCAGCGATCTGGGGATTGGGCTCGATCAGCAGCTCGACGTTGCATCCGGCCTGCCGGAGCCGGGCGATCTGCCGCATCCTGCGTTCGGCTGGATCCTCGGGGTCCAGGGCCTGGGCGAGGGTGAGGTAGGGGTGCTTGTTGAAGCCGTTGACGCGCAGCCAGTGCTGGATGTACTCGGCGTCCTCGCTGTCGCTGATCAGGGCGACCTTGTAGGACTCCATCAGGCCCCAGTACAGGCGCTGGCCCTGGTGGATGACGGCGTCTCCTACCTCGCGGGAGAGCACTCCTTCGATGACGATGGCGACGGTTGCAGTCATGGCGCCGTCACCCGTGCTCGTGCTCGTGGAGGCCGAGGCGGTGCTCGGTCTCGTGCGTCTGGAAGGCGTTCTTGGCGTTCATGTTCGGGCTGTAGCCGTGGTGCTTGACCAGGTGCTCGACGACGTCCTCGGGGGCCGCCTTCTTCTTGATCTTCGGCAGTTGCTCGGGCTTGAACTGGTCCAGGTTGAGCACGTGGGCGCCGACGTGGGTGTCTCCCCGGCCGCGCGCTTCTGCCAGCCGGTGGTGCGCGTCGGCGACGTACGGCGTGCCGCCCTGGACGACCACCTTGACGTGCGGGTGATCGGCGTCGAGCGGGCCGGTGATGTACGAGTGGGAGCCGGTCTCGAACGCGGTCTGGCCGGTGTGCAGCACCGAGCTGGTGCTGATGCGCTGCACCGTGGCGTGCTTGTTCCAGAACGCCTCGTTGCCGTGGCTCATCTGCGGGCCGTGCTTCTCGTACCAACGGTCGGTGACCTTGGGGTCGACGACGTTGCCGTGGCCGTCCAGGTGCCCGAACTGCTGCGGGTTGTGCGGCGGGCCCATGACCATCTGCCCCTCGGACTGGGGGTAGTTGGTGCGCTCCTCGTCGTGGATCAGGTCGTGGTCGCGCGGGGAGCCGATGGTGGTGACCTTGGTGTGCATCCCGCCCGGGTGGGGAGCGGGATGCGGGATATTAAGCGCGCCGGGCTTGTAGTGCGTTTGAAGGTGCAGCGGCGTATCGCGCGTCAGGTGGTACTGGGCGCGCAGTGCGGTCTGCTTCTTCGCCTGCGGGGACGTCCTGCCGTCGAGTGGGACAGGCAGGGCGGTCTGTTCGAACTGCGGCCCGGCGACAGGCTTTCGCTGGGAGAGGGCCATTTACGACCTCCGGTAAGGGGTGTTCCAAAGAGCCGCCTTCGCGAGCGCGGTGGCGGCGTCATCGAGCGGAGCCCCGTACAGGTCGGTCTCCTGCGCCTTGTGGGCCTCGACGTCCGCTGTGGCGAGAGCGTTCAGGGCCTGTACGGTGCCCTGCTGCTTGTGTGCCTGCCAGCGGAAGTTGTAGTAGTCGCCGTAGCCGGATCCCCCAGGGCCGAAAGCCTGTCGGCGGCCGAGGTGGATGTCGTCGAAGAGGGCCTTGGCCTGCTGGACGACGATCTTCTGGGAGGCGAGGGAGTTCTGCCACGTGGCGGAGTTCGGGGAGGCGCTGGAGGCCGTCTTGCGCAGGTGGTTGTAGCGCTCGACCAGCGTGCGGGCGTGGGCCTCCTCCGTCTGCACGGCGTCCCACCAGTGCTTCGGGTACAGGCTGTGCGGGTCGGCGGGCAGGGACGGCGGCCGGATGTCCCAGCGGTCGTGGGTGAGGTTGTAGGCGGCGTACGGGTTGATGGCCGCGATGGAATTCGCCGTGGTGCCCGGGTTCAGGTAGTAGGTGACCTCGTAGACCTGGCCGTGGAAATCGGTGGTCGCGGTGCGCGGCCACAGGTTCTTCTTCAGGTCCGAGTTCATCAGGTCGGAGAATTCGGCTTCGGAGACGCCCTGGTAGGTGGGGTTCATCTCGTAGAACTTCGGGAAGTCAATTCCGAACAGCACGTCGAGGTCGCCGTTACCCCGGTCCCCAGCCCACTGGAAGGAGATGCCGGACCCGGCCAGCCAGGCGGCCAGCCAGGTACGAACCCCCTGGTAGCGACCGTCGAGGTAGGTATTAAGGACGCCGAGGATGTGGTCCCGGACGTCCGGCTTGATGTGGTCCCCGTCGAAGATGTGCGGGTCGAGCCCTGCCTGGGGCGTGCTGAAATACCCAGAGGCTCCCGAGTGAATATCGGGCTGCTCTCCCTGGGTGATTGCTCGATTGAGGTAGAACTCGTATCCGGCCATGGTTTCGATTCTAGCTGGAATAGGGAAAGCCCCCAGAATCCAATCCGATATGGAGGGAGACTGGGGGCTTTATAGTTGCTATTTCCGTCAGAGTTTCAGGCGCGAGCGGAGGGCGGCCTCCTGGGCCTGCTGCTGCATGGCCTGGCCCATCATCATCATCGCCTGCTGGGTCCTCTGGGCCGTCTCCATGACCTGGAGGTCCTTCAGCACGACGGAGGCTGCGCCGTAGATGTCGTCGGGGGTGGCGCCGCGCCGGGGGGCGTACTGCTGGGTGAGGTCGGAGGTGGCCACGACCGCACCGTCCAGCCCGATGGCGACGATGAACGCGGTGGTGACGGGGGTGCTGATCTCGTCCTCGGCGGGCGGGTTCTCCTCGGCCATCTTGGCCAGTGCCTCACGCTGCTCGGGCGTGAGGTCGTCGGTATTAAGCGGCTTGTCGGCGCTGCTGGTCTGTCCGAGGATCGGGACGTTGGGCATGTAGTGCTCCAAGTTTGGTTCGGGTGGGGTTACTTGTAGAGTCCGGCCTTCTCGCGGGCCGCCTGGACCACGAGGGTGTGCACCGGGCAGAACTCGCACAGGTAGCGGTCCTGGGCGCTGCGGTACTTAGGCAGGCCCGCCGCCTTGCGCTCGGCGGCTGTGTCCGGCGTGAGCCGCTTGGACGCGGTCTTGTAGTCGTTGCAGCCCGGGTTGCGCAGGTGCTTGGTCCAGCAGGCGTGGGCGTCTTCCTGGAAGGTGTTCTTCGCGTTGTAGAACGCCGGGTCGAAGCCGGTGTGGCCCGTGTTCTCCCGGATCTTCGCGATGACAGCGTCTCGGGTGGAGGGGCTGTCCCAGTGCTTCTTCTCCACGCGCATCAGCGGGTGGGCAATGTGGTCGGGGTGCTTCTGGACCAGGGCTTCGAGGAGGAAGTCCCGGCTCGGGTCACCCTCGTAGTCGGGCAGTTCTTCAAGGCTGCCGCAGGTCTTACAGAGCAGGAGCCGTACGTGCTCGGCCATGGTGTCCTTCCTCAAGGGGCTGTTCAGGGACCAAACATAGCATCCCCATTACGCCATTGGAAGACGTAATGGGGATGCCGTAACGAAGTGGGTTACTTGCCGGTGGCCAGGTAGCGGCCGAGCAGCACGTAGGAGTCACCGGCCGTGGCGCCCTGGACGGCGACCTTCTTGCCGGAGATGGCGACCGTGCCGGACTTCGCGTGCGTGTAGCCCAGGGCCACGTTGGCCGGGCCGCCGACCGCGACGACGACGTCACCAGCAGCCAGAGCAGCCTTCGCGACGTCCACGCGACCGGTAGCGACGGCACCCTTGGGCTGGAACGCGTCAGTGGCCGCCGCAGCGGTCATGGAGTCGATGTTCTCGCCGAAGATCACCATCGTGTACGCCTTCGCAGGGGTTGGAGCAGGAGCAGGAGCGGGGGTCGGCTTGGGCGCCGGAGCGGGAGCCGGGGTCGGCTTGGGGGCCGCCTTCACCGGGATGGCCAGGGCCTTCCAGGTATTAAGGTCCCCGTTCAGCAGGTTCTGGTCGACGTTGCCGACGATGCCGTACTGGTGCACGGTCCAGGTCGACCAGCCCTCGGTCAGCGGGTGCCCGGCCGGGTTGTTCGGGTCGGCCACCCACAGCGGGTAGGACCGCAGTTCCTTCTTCTGCGCGTCCGAAGCCACACCGAGCAGGCCGGTGAGGTAGGAGGTGTACGTGTAGATGAACGGCGCCGCCTTGGTCTGCGCCTTGACGTACGCGAGCCACGTCAGTGCGTAGTGCAGACGCTGGCTCCAGGAGCCTTCGGAAGCCTCCAGGTCGAGCGCCAGGACCTCACCGGGCAGGGCGCCCGCAGCGGACAGGAAGTGCTTGGCCTCCGTCGTCGCGTCCTGGGTGGGGTGGGCGAAGTGGTAGTGGCCCAGGGCCTTCTTCGCCGCCCGGGTCGCTTTGACGATGCCTGCGTGCTTCGTGTCGCCCGTGTGCTCGCCCTCGGACGCCTTGGCGATGATGAACGCGTTGTTCTTGCTGGCGATGGCCGCAGCGATGTGCGCGGCGTCGTTGTTGTTGGAGAGGTCGACTCCGTGGAGGGACATCAGACTCAGAATCCTGCCTGGCTCGGAGGGGTGGAGACGTAGTTGGGTGTGTGGACGGCCTTGCCGTCGGGGCGGACCTTGACCTCGTCCTCGTGACGGCCGTACCAGACGTCGTTGAGGTCGACGCGGTGGCGGACGGTGTCCGACTGCGCCACACCCAGGCCGCCACGGTCGACGACGATCTTCTTGTACTTGCCGTCGGTGGCGCCCTCATTCAGTTCCGCGTTCATCGAACGCGAGGGTGCGTACGCCATTACTTCGCTCGCTTTCCGTTGCCGTTCTTGCCGTCGCGCCGGTCGTTGAATATCGCCAGCGGCCTGGCCGAGCCGGTCGACCCTGCCTGTGCCTTCCAGCGCACGTTGTCCGACATTCCGGCGCGGCGCTTGTCATCGGCACGGTGTGTCTTGTGCTTGGTGGACATTAAAAGCCCCCGATGGTTGGCCTTGAACTACCAGAGTATCCGCCCTGAGTTCCCGTATAGGAGTTCGTCGAGGGCGATGGATACACCTTGTCTACCTGGAGCACGTCCTCAATTCCGAGGGCCGTGTCTCTGTATCCGAACCTCGGAGGGAAAAGAGGCCGGACGACCGGGGGCGGTGCACTCTGGAGCGCGAGTACATCGCCCGGAATGTTGGCGACGGAAAGCGCATCCGTGAGAATCCGCTCAGGGAGGGAGTCCCACGGATGCGTCCTGTCGTAGACGGAATCCGCGTTCTGCATCAGAACAACTTCTGCTGGCCCGGGTGGACCTCGGTATTAAGGTGCTTGCCGTAGGTATTAAGCGACGCGTCGTGGTTGTCGCCTCGGCGCCGCTTCTCCTCGCTCCACTGCGCGGACTGCATGTTGGTCAGCGAATTCAGGCCCCGCTCGGACATCACGTTCCGGGCGACGTGGTCGTGGAAGGCGTGAATACCCTTGATGCCCATGTACGCCTGCTGGCTGCCGGAGCCCTTCTTGTCCTCCAGGTGCGGAGCGAAGGCGCCACCACCGGAGTGCGTGTCGGACACCCAGAACTGCGAAGAGCCGTGGGGGTCGACCCAGGAGTTGTGATAGGCCGAGACCTTCTCACCGGCCGTGGGCTTCCACGCGTTCGACAACTGCTTGCCGTTGAGGACCTGGTGGGTCACGTCGATCGCGAGGGCGTGGTTACGGGGGTAGCCGTTGACCGGGTACGCCCGGGTGTCGCCGTCCTTCTTGACCAGTTCGGTCGCCTTGGAGCCGTTCTTGCGGGTGACGGTCTTCTCGACCTTGTCCTCACGCGGGACGTAGTAGTCAGGGTGGTGCTGGTACTCGGCGCCGGTCTTCCCGGACTTCGCCCACTGGATGGCGTGGCTGGCCGCCTCGTCGTTGGGGTAGACGGCCCTGCCGGTCTCCTTGTCCGGCCGCACGAAGACGTTCTGCGGGGACGTGATCGCGTTCGCAGCGGCCTGGACGCCGAAGGGGACGCCGTTCTCCTTGGCCGACACCTTCAGGCGCGCACGCGGCGACAGGGAGCCGTCACGGGTGTGGTCCTGGGCCGGGCTGTAGAACGAGTCGTGATGCCCGCCCTCATGGTCGTAGGCGCGGTCGACCTGGGAGGCCAGCGCGCGGTGAGCCGAGTCGGGGGTGACGCCGAACTTGGCGGCCGAGCGAAGCACGCGGGCCTGCTCGTGCGGGGCGAAGTCCTCCCACCGCTTGTTGACCGGCATCATGTCCTTGACCGGGGCCATGGTGTGCTGGCCGTGCCAGAGGTCGGAGCCCTCCGGACCCGCCAGTTCCATCTGGCCGTGCAGGTTCGGCGCCTTGTCGGTGTTGCCCATCAGGGAGTACGACTGCCGTGGCGAGCTACCGGCACCGGGCTGGTCCTGGATGGTCTTGAACCGCTCAGGGTTGGCCGCCTCGAAGGTCTCCCGCTTGGCGGTGGCCTCCTTGACGGTCTTGTTGTAGGCACGGGTGTCCGCACTCTTCTGTGCGGGGGTCTTGCCAGCCATCAGCCGCCACATCCCTGGGTCTTCTGTGCGTCACGTATGGACTGCATCGGGTTCTTCGGAGTGGCCTTCTTGATCGCCTGGATCTGGCCCCGGAATTCCTGGCTGCGCACGGTCACCTCCACTGGTCCGGCGAGTTGTACGGCGACGCGGACGGCAGCAGCTTCTTCATGCGCTCGCTGCGGACCGGGTCGATGTCGGCCATGACCTCGGAGATGCCGTACTTCTGCTGAAGGGCACCCATCTCGGCCGGGGAGAGCGCCTGGTTCTTGCCCATGTGGGCCAGCCGCTCGGTGACGTCGCCCTTCTGCGTCCACTTCAGGCCCTGGGCCTCGTAGACCAGACCGGCCTGCGGGTTGACCCCGCCGACGTCCGGCCAGAAGTAGTCACTGCGGTCGATCACGTCGCCCTTGTGGACACCGCGCTGGTAGCTGCGGTCGGTCAGGCGCTTCTGAACGCCCTCCATGACGCGGTCGCGTCGTCTGTCGTTGATCGTGCCGAGGTAGCCGTCGGGGTACTCCGCTGAAGGCGTTCGAGCGCCCATAGCAGCGCGCCGGGCGTCCAGACCATCGCGGAAGGAGAGCGCATCTGTTCCGGCTCCTCCGTTCGCGCGCACTGGAGCGCCCGGCTGTCCGATGGCGTACGGCGTTGCGTACTGCCAGTTACTGGACATGGCTGCCTACTCAGAGGCCCTGTCGGTACTGGCGACGCAGGTAGAAGTCCCGGTTGCCGACGGCAGAGGGGACGGTGACGACGTTGCGCTGGACGACCCCGGCCTCGGCCGCGTTGGCCTGGTAGAGGATCGCGGTCGGCCGCAGGGTCGCGCCCATCCGCTCCTGAACGCTGGCCCGGTGTGTGGCCGTCGCGGACTCCAGGAAGCCACCCTTGGCCTGGTTCTTCTTCGGGACGGAACGGCCCTTGATCGGCTTGGCCACGTTGCCCAGCCGGGAGGCGTCGGTGCCCATGGTCGGACGCAGCGACGGGTTGTCCGTCGTCACGATGTTGTCCTTCTTCTTCGCCACTGCTGGCTCCTTGGTTAGCCGCCGAGGGTGCGGTACGGGTTCTTGTCGATCCACAACCGGCTGTCATAGGTCTGCGACGAGGCGCCGTTCAGCGAGGGTGCGAAACCTCCGCCGATGCGCTTTCGTTCGTAGTCCTCGGAACCCAGACCGTTCGCGGAGCCGCGTACCTGGGTTTCGTCAAAGACGGACGTCGGGGTAAAGCGCTGAGTACGGACCGGCTGCGCTGACGGGTACTTTGTCTCCATTGCTCCCGTCGAAAACGAGCCTGTCCGCCCGTCCGAAACACCATTCATTTCGCCTCCACTGGATCAAACCCAGTGTAAAGACGGAAAGGCAGCGGATTAGAACCTCAGTGAACGAAGATCCGCAGCAGCAGGGCCGAGATATCCCCGGCGTCCTGCGTGGTGACGGTCGTGAATCCGGGTCGGCAGTCGAGCACGATTCCCCGGGGGGCCACGAAACTGTTCGCGATGGCGATAGCCTTCATGGCCTGGTTTACCGCACCGGCCCCGATGGCCCGCAGTGTGACCCGCTTACCGTCGTAGACGGCGTGGGAAATGGCGCTGGCCAGGCTGGCGGCGGACGAAGAACTCTTGACGCGGAGGATGGCCTCGTTACTCGGGGGCCCCTCGTCGTCGTACTGAACTCCCATTGGTGACTCCTGTGTGTCCGATTCTGATCACAATTCGAGAATACGGAGACGCAGGAATCTTGTGTTAATGACAACAGGCCCCGGGGCGTCGTCTTCACCCGGGGCCTGCTGCGTGTCGAGTTGTTACTCAGGGGCGTACCAGCGACCTAGTTCCTGTGCTGGTGGCTTTTCGAGGTACCCCTTGGCTCGGGAGAAAAACTCCGGGTCGTCCCGGGCGTGGCCCAGGAGGTCGTTACACGGTCGGCAGAGAAGCCCTCTCACGAGCAGCGTCTTGTGATCATGGTCGACGGACAGGCGCCGGGTTGCTCCTGTGGCCCGTCGGCATATCGCGCACTTCCCGCCCTGGGCCTCGTACAGGGTGGCGTAGTCGCCTTCGCCGAGTCCGTAGGTGGTCTGGACGCGCTTCTCGTGGGCGGCCTTGCTGCGCCGCTTCTTCTCCTCGCGCCAGTGGGTGGCGCACCGTGGCCCGGGGTTGGGCGCTGGGCGTTTGCTCCCGGGCTCACAGTCCTTGCAGGTTTTCGGGGCGGTCACGCGAGTCGCAGGATCTCGCGGACCTTCGTATTAAGGTCCTCCAGCGTGCCGTCGTTGTTGATCCGGACGTCGAACCACTCGTCGGGCAGGCCCTTGTCGCTCTTGTGGGCGTTGACCGGGCCGTAGCCGGGACGGTCGATCTTGACCAGCAGGCCGATGCGGGAGTCGATCGCCTGGTGCTCGTTGACGAAGCGGACGTCGGTGAAGACGTACTTCTTGCCCTCCTCCAACTTCTTGAACACCGAGTCGACCCACACGTTCTGGTCGATCATCTCCCGGCCGACCTCGGTGCCCAGGACCTGGAGCATCCGTCGGATCTCCTCGTATTGGCGCTTGGCCTCGTCCCAGCCGTGGCGGTCCACCAGGTCCTGGACTCGCTGGTCCTCGCCGTACGGGTGGAAGAGGATGACCGGGTTCAGTACGTACAGGGCCTCGCGCAGGACGTCGGCGAAGGCGACGCGGGTGTATCCGTAGTTGGCGAGGATCTTGGCGACGGCGTCCTTACCGGCCCCGGCGAATCCGTGGAGGCCGATGTACTGCGGAAGCCACGACTCGACGATCTCGGTGTCGTTGTCGACAGGTGCGGTGGTGGTGTTCACTTGCTCGCTCCGATGCTCTTCTTCAGGTGGTCAGCGACCAGGGGGATGTCCCACAGGGCCCGGCGGGCGGAGACGACGGCCGCGTTGCGGTCGGACTCCTTCTTCTGGAGGAGGTGGAACTGGCCGTGCCAGCGGCCGGTCATCCAGTCGGTCTGCTCGATGAGCGGGGTGACCTTCTCGACCAGCCGCAGGGACTGCTCCTCGACCTTCTGGCGCCGCCTGTGCTCCATGGCGAGTTCGTCGGTGCGCTGGTCGAGTTGGGTGCGGAGGTTGATCAGGGCCCAGGCCATGAACATCATGCAGCCGACCCAGACCGTGACGATGGTGATGACGACAGCGGTGTTGGTCATCGGTGCATCAGGCACCGCGCGGGCGTATCTCCGGCCGAGGCGAACTTCCACAGGCCGCACGGGGCGGACGTCCAGCACCAGGCGGACAGAGAGATGATCAGGGCGAGGAGCGTCAGCACCACGATGGTGGTGGGACGGTCGTCGTTGCGGCGACTCACGGGCAGACCCTTCCGTTGTCGAGGAACGCTTCCCAGGTGAGCGGGAAGTGCTCGGCGAACGCGGCTTCCATGTCCATGGCCACGCGCTCGATCTCCTCCTGCGGGAAGGAGGGGAAGGTGGCGAACTCACTCTTCGTCCGCAGGCCCAGGAAGTGCATCAGCGAGCGCGGGTTGCAGGTGGCGTAGAAGGAGGTGTACGTGCCGACCGGCAGGACGCTGCGGGCGACCTCGCGGGCGACTCCGTCCTTCAGCATCTGCTGGTAGTGGCTGTAGGCGGCGCGGTAGATGACGCCGAAGGAGTGCTCGACGGACAGGTACTGCTCCTCGGTGCCGTGCTCGAAGCGGTACTCCCCCGCCTTGCCGACCTGGACCAGCGGGCGGTGCGCCGGAGGCATGTAGAAGGTCGGCTCCAACTCCCGGTATCTGCCGCTGGTTTCGTTATAACTCCAGCCAACCCTGTGCCTCATGAACTCGCGGGCGACGAAGATCGGGGCCTCGACGAGGAAGGACAACTGCGCGTGCTCGAACGGGGAGCCGTGCTTGTTCTTCATCAGGTAGTTGATCAGGCCACGGGCTTCCTTGGTCTCCGCCGCAGCGGTGCCGACCGTGGAGACGCGAGCGGCCTTGCAGATCTTCGCGTCGGACCCGGCGACAGTCTCCGCGTCGAGCGTCGCGGTGATCGAGGACCGGAAGGTGACGGCCGCCGGAGCGACCGAGGTATTAAGCGACATGTGGTGGGTTACTCCCCTTCGTGGGATGAGTAGGCACTGAGTGGGACTCCGAAGCGGGGGCCGTCGGGGGTGTCGATCTCTCCTCCGGCCGCCAGCGCTTCCTTCTTGGAGATACGAAACACCATCTCCCGACGGTTGTCAACGTACTCGATCCAATCCGTTGACAACCTGATTACGGGTATCTCGTAATCGAGGTCGTACAGGACATACTCGCCCCACCGGACGGACTGCTCCGAGACGCCGACGTGCTGGTACAGCCGCAGCATCCAGTCGAACTGGCCGACCTTGAAGACGTGCTCGCCACGGCGGATGTAGACCGGGTCGCGGTAGGAGGACAGGCACGTGCGGGGAGCCCCGGCCCGGAAGTGGTTGCGCCACTCCCACGGCGGCCGGGGCTGCTCCATGCGCGTCGCCTTGCGGCGTACGTACCTCATGCCTGCATCCGTCCGGCGCGGGCCTCGCGGTCACCACGGCCGACCCGGCGGGTCAGTTCGCGGCTCAGCAGGGTGTTGCGCAGTTCGGCGGAGGAGTGCAGGGCCTGGACCATCTTGCGGTAGGCGTAGGCGGCCGTCTTGGCCTCCTGGGCCTCGATGTACTCCGGGTCCTCGTACGCCTTCGCCTTGGCCTGCGTCACTGTCTTCTGGCCAGCATTGCGGACGGCGGATAGGGCCTTATGTTGTTCGAGTGTGTCGACGCACGACTTTTCGTCCACCTCCGCCGCTGCCAGTCGGCTGCCCGTGTACTCCACCCACGCTGTCGTCCTGGCGAACAGGCTCATCAGTTCGCTGTCGTCGAGTTCGGTGGGATCCGCTGGCAACTCGGGGGCGTCTCCCTCCGGCTTCGGAGGCAGGTACAGGTCGTCCCGCTCCAGCCGCCGTACTGCCTTCTGGCTCGGGGTCTGGACGGCTTCCCAGCCCCTGCGCGCTACCGCTTTCGTCATCGGTGGTGGTCTCCCAACAGGTCGACATGAACGGACAGTCCTTGCAGACCTTCTTGTCCGGGCCGGTGAACTCCGGCCGTGGTGGCGGCTTGCCCTTCTTCAGGGCGTATTTGATGTCGAGCGCGGTCTCGAACAGCGGCTCGACGATCTCGGGGTTGTACTGGACGACGAACTCCTTGTGGGCCTGCGTCGCCTTGTACTCGTAGAGGAAGATCACCTTGTCGAACGGCAGGCCCATCTCCTTGCACAGCCGGAGGTAGATCTGCGTCTGCCGTATGTGGCTGCCGAAGGGGCGCCGCAGCGCCTTCCACAGGCCGTCCAGGTCGATGACCGTCTTGCCGTCCTCGGTCTTCACCGTGTACTCGCGCAGCAGCTCGGGCTGGTCGAAGCGGACGGTGCCGATGCCGATGGACTTGATCTCCACCAGGGCGTTCAGGTCCTCGATGGCGCCGTCCTCGTGCCCGGCGATCAGGAACTCGGACTCTGCATGCACAGGAACCTCGGCGTACTCCAGGTAGACCGGGTATCCCGAGAGGTCGGTGCGGTTCTTGCAGGACGGGCAGGCGATGCGTCCGGCCGTCCCCATCTCCCAGTAATCACAGACGGGGCACTTCCACTTGCCCCACAGCCGGTTCATCTGCTGGAGCCACTTCTGCCACTTCGCGTGGATGCCGTGGCCCTCCTCGAAGACGGCCTCCAGTTGTGCGGAGAAACTGCGGCCCTTCTCGGGGGAAACCCCCGCCAGCCTGTAGTAGGTCTGACGGGGGCACCAGTCGCTCTTGGCCATCTCGCTGGGGTGGATGATGTCCTGTCGCCGGTCGGTGGGCTTGTCGTGCTGATCGAGCAGGTGCTTGTGTACGTCACCCAGCAGCAGCGAGGTGTTCTTCCTCGTCTCCGCGAGGTTCGCCATCTTCCCCGTCGGCTTCGTCTTCGTCGTCGAGGTCTTCCGGTGCGACCCGGTCCGGCCAGACGCGGAGGAGGTCTTCGCGGGTCGGGGCATTCTCGAAACTCCAGTCTTCCTTGGGGACGAACCTCCTGATGTAGGCCCGCTCCAGGACGGTGAGTCCGCCCCAGACGCCGTAGTGCTCGTTGTTGACCAGAGCGAATTGGAGACACTGTTCTCGTAGCGGACACACCCGGTCGGTATAGGTGCCGTTGCAGATGTGCTTTGCCTCGGATTCCTCTCCCGTGCCGTCGCCGAAGAAGTCGTCGTGCTCTCTGGTCGGCCGGAACTTCCGGCAGGTCGCTTCCTTGGCCGGGTTTCCCCCGCCGTCCCATTCGGGTGCGTTGAGACGCAGGTGCATTACCACGACAGCACCTCGTCCGGGTCGGCGTCCGGGAACGCCTTGGTATTAAGCGTGAGGAAGGTCTCCTCGGACATCACGATCCAGTTCCTTCCGCTTTCCATCTGGATCCCGAAGAGCATTTCCCTGCCGTCGAGGAGGGCCTGTTTCTCTGCGGTCTGGAGTTCTGCGTCTTTGATGGCGTACTGCTTCTTGCCGGTGACCTTGTACTCGACGGAGTACTCGGGGGTCCTGACGTCGTTCTTACGGACCCAGCCGTTTCCGCTACCCGCGTTCACCGTCCCGCCCAGAAGTGCCGCTCCCCGCCTCTCCTGCCGCTGGGATTTCTTCAGCATGTCCGCCATAGGACTTCTCCAGGAGGTTCGCGAGGATCAGGAACTTGCGGTGGGCGCGGCCCTGGCGCCGGGAGTACCGGGCGCCGAGGACCACGATGTAGACGGCCGCGAAGGCCAGCAGGAGGGAGAGCAGGGCCACCATCAGGCGGCCTCGGTATTAAGCGCCTCGTCCTCGGCCTTGGGCCGTCGGCTGACCTTCTTCGTTCCGGCCGACTCGGCGGCGTCCAGGTCCTCTTCGGAGATGGACCGCTCGTCGACCTTCTTGGAGGCGATGAGGATCTTCTCGTACAGGGACTCCTGGAGGTCCAGGTCCTGTCGGACGTGGTCGAGCATGGGGTCCTTGCCCTGCCAGCGCAGGACCGGCTTGCCCTTGTCGTCGTACTCCCCGTTGTCGATCTGGAAGTAGGCGCCCTTGCGCTGGATGACGTCGAAGAGGATGCCCATGATCATGATCTCCTTCACGGTGTCGTAGTCACCGCGAGCGAAGTTCAGGAACGGGGCGGAGCGGAAGTAGAAGTCGATGGTCGCGGTCTGCTGCGGGGCGGCCGACTTGTTCTTGATCGTCTTGACCTTGATGACCTGGCCGACGTTGACCTTGCCCTTGCCCGGTCGGGCCTCCTGGATCCACTCGTCGCGCCGGACCTCGACCCTGGTATAGAACGCGTAATTCTTCGCATTTCCACCGGGAGTTGTGGTCGGGGTGCCGTGCGGGGAGAACTTGCCGATGGCGTCGCGGTACTGGTTGATCACGATGCCGAGCAGGGGCCGGTCGTCGGTGTCCGTCATGGATCGCTTGGTGGCCGCCCCGCTCTTGCGGAAGAACTTGCCGGTGAGGCGGGCACCGAGCGCCATGACGGCCTCGTCCATGTCCTTCTCGGACTCTTCGTCGGCGATGAGTGCCGGGTAGGAGTCGAGGACGATCATGTCGACGGACCGGCTGGCGGCGAAGTCGAGCATGGTCTGGTAGGCGAACTCCATGGCCTGGGTGGGGACGACCAGGACGCGCTCGTTGTCGACGCCGAGGGCTTCTGCCTGGTCGACGTCGTAGTGCTCTGCGGCGATCCACAGGCAGGTGAAGTTCGGGTCCTTCTTCTGGTTGGCCGCGAGGGTCTTGTAGACGATGGCGGTCTTGCCGTGGGACTCGCGGCCGATGACCTCGACCCACTGGTTGCCCGGCCAGCCGCCGCCGAGGGCGATGTCCAGGGACAGGGAGCCGGAGGTGAACCGCTTGGGGATGCGCATCTCGGAGGCGAAACAGACCGCGCCCGGGTGCTCCTTGTTGATCTTTGCGATGAGCGCGAGGGCTTCCTTGTCGGGGCCGCCCGCGCTGGTATTAAGTGACATGTGTGTGGTGTCTTCCAATCCCGTAATGCCGAAGCCGTAACGCAGAACCGGTAGTCCCCATACCGTAATCGGTGAGGGACTACCGGTCCAGCGATGTATCAACTAGTCAGAGCAAGATCTTTTGATGAATTTCAGGTGGTCACGAGGTCGACGTCCTCGCAGCCGCCGTCCGCCGAGCAAGCCAGCGTGCTGGAGCCCACGGTCTGGTCGAAGGTCTCGTAGAACGCCAGGTCCGACCACTCCACGCGGTGCTTCGTGGCCGCCAGCGCCTCGTACTCCTCCCGCGTGATCTCCTCGTACGGCGCCTGGACGTACGTGTGCTCGCTGAAGGGCAGGAAGGAGACGCCGGAGATCTCGGCCAGGTGCTCCCACACCCACTCGCCGACCTGCTCCCACTCGTGCTCGCGGACGCTGATGGTCACCGACGGCTTGTGCTCGCACCAGTGCCTCTGGAAGGCCAGCCACAGTTCCAGGTGCTCGATGGCGCTCACGTCGTCCCGTACCAGGGCCTCCTCGCCAGCCTTCTGCGGGAAGGTGAACACCCACGCGGCGGAGTTGTAGGAGTCCTCCTCGTAGGGCAGGCCCGAGTCGATGAGCACGAACGCGATCGGGTCCTTCTTGTCCACCCGCACCCGACGCTTGTAGAACTTCGCGTGCTTCTGGTGCAGGCCGGACTCACAGTCGACCAACTGGGAGACCGTGCCGGACGGCTTGACGCAGGTGGTCGCAGCCGACGCCGGGATACCGATGCGGGCAGCCTCGGCCGCGTTGGCCTCCACCACACTCCCGCGCAGGTCCGCCAGCAGCACCTCGGTCGTCTTCAGATTGACCGTGCCGTTGGTCCAGCGGTTGCCGTAGACCCCGGTGAGGGAGACACCCAGCAGGCGCTCCTCCTCCGCGTTCTTACGCCACTCCTCGCGCAGGTAGGGGTAGTCGGTCAGCGTCGACTGCCAGGTGCCCAGGACGGACGCCAGGCGCACCTTGCGGTACAGGTCCTCGGGGGTGTCCTCCGGCCTTACGACGACCTCGGAGAGATTGCAGAACGAGAACGGCCGGAGAATGATCTCCGAGCACGGGTTGGTCCCGTAGTCGGTGTCCTCCTCCCGGCGCCCGAACTTCGCCGCCTGACGCTGCGCTGCGCCACGGTGGAAGATGCCACGCTCACCCGAGCCGCTGGCTACGAGGGAGTCCCACTCGGTGTGGAATTCCTCGTAGCGCATGCCGTCGGTGTAGACGGCCGAGTTGTTCGCCAGGGCGCGGTAGGGGTGCTCGACCCACCACTCCCCGCTCTTGGCCTCGGCCATCTCGCGGTCGTCCAGGTCGGACAGGGAGATCATCGCCGACCGGCGGACACCGCCGACGACCACGACGGACGCGATCTTGCATGCGATGTCGTGGACCTCGATCGGACGGAACTTCCGCCCGGCGGCCTGCTGGAACTTCTCGACGGTGAAGGTGAACAGGTCGTCCAGCGGACCCGGGCCGGAGGCTCGCCCTCCGAAGGTATTAAGACGTGCGCCAGCCGGTCGCACCTTGGACAGGTCCCAGTCGACGCGCTTGCCGTTCCACAGGGAGGTCAGCAGCGCGCGGTAGGCCAGGCCCCAGCCCTCCTTGGAGTCCTCGACGGGGATGTACACGCGGTCGTCGTACTCGATGACCTCGGGGACGGCAGGCAACTGGTCGGTGTACTTCCTCTCGACCGAGTAGCCGACCCCAGTGCCGTTCATCAGGACGTACAGCAGCTCGTCCAGAGCGCGGGCGTCCTTCAGCGGGAGGTACGAGCAGTTGAAGCCCGCGATGTTCGATCGGTCCAGGGCGGGACCGGCCGTCATGACCGCGCGCATCGACGGCATGACCTCGTGGTTGAGGATGGCCGCATGGACCTCGTCGACCACGGTGGGGTCGGGGGTGTAGTCGTGCTTGTCCTTCAACTGGGCCAGCATGAACGTCACGTAGCGGGCGACGGTCTCGGACCAGGTCTCGCGCCGGTTCTCGTCCTCGATCCACCTGCTGTATCGCGACTTGGCGATGAAGGAGCGGTAGGGGTCGGCGATGTCACCGGCAGGGGTGAGCAGGGAAGTCACCAGGGTTTCCATTCAGTAGAGATGCGTCAGGGAGGAGAGGGCGCTCAGACCGAGCCGTCGGCCTTGATGATGGCGCCCGGGTTGTAGTTGCTCCGGCCTCCCAGACCGCCCGAGGCGACCTGCTTGGCTGGGGTGGCGGGACCGTCTCCTCCGCTGCCCGACGGAAGGCCAGCCGTGCTCTGCTGGAAGCGCGGGTTGTAGCCGCACTCGTAGCACTGAGCCATGGCGTTGGGCTGGCCTACCGGTCGGAAGTAGTTCGAGCCTCCGCAGTCCGGGCAGTGCGTGTCCTGCTTGGCCACCATCGCGCGGGCCGGGGCCTGCTGCTGGGGCTGTGGCACTGTCTGCTGGACCGGCTGCTGCGGGGGGTAGGGCTGCTGTTGCGGGGTGGCCCACCATGGGCCCCCGGCCTGCTGCTGCGAGGCCGGGGGCTGGGCGGGGGCGGGGGCCGGGGCGGCCGGTCGGGCCGCCCCCAACTTGTTAGCCCAGAAGTTGCTCACCGAACTGCACTCCATCCGCGTAACTGATGATTCCCATGTCGAGGAGATTGGCGATGATCGCCACCACTCCGGCGCGGACGACTACGGAATGATGCCGCTGAAGAACTGCTGCGGTATCCGCGTCCGCTGAATTGCCGGAGTTAACCAGCATAGCCGAGGCAGTAATGCCAGAAACTAGCGGGATGAGCAGCGCTAGCATTTCCCTCAGCGGTGTGAGTTGGTCTATCCGGTCGTGGCTGGCCTGGTGCTCCATTTCGGAGACTTCCGGGCTGTCCGGAGTGAGGTTCATGAGCGGGATCAGCGCCTCGACCTCACCGCACGGGACAATGTCCCAGAGCAGCCGCTTGGTCAGCATTTGCGGAGTGTAGAGGTCGACCTGGAGGTCTTCCTCCTCGGTATTAAGTTCCTCGGGGAACTCGTCGTCCCTCTTCCTGCTGAAGATTCCCATTTACTTTGCCTCCGACCAGCGGTCCACGATTTTCACGTCCGACGAGAGCGGGACGCGGAGCAGTTTCTGGATTCCTTCGCCGAGCATGGCTTCCTTCACCAGCGCGGCGCATTCCTCGGCCCGGTCCTCCGGCGCGAGCGTCACGAGTTCGTCGTGCACGGAGAGGATCAGGCGCATGTCGTCCGGCAGGGCGCTGTTCAGCCGGATCATGGCCAACTTGATCAGGTCGGCCGCGCTCCCCTGGATGAGGGAGTTCACCGCCTGGCGCTCGGCACCCATCCGCAGGCCGTTGTTCTGGCTGAGGATGAGCGGCAGGCGCCGCTTGCGGCCGAGCAGGGTGCGGATGTGCGGGGGGCGCCGCGACCGGCAGACCCGGATGACCTGCTCCTTGAAGGCATAGACCTCCGGGAACATCTTCTGGTGCATCTCCATGAAGCGCTTGGCTTCCTTCACGGTGATGCCTGCCATCGAGGCGACCTTGTCGGGGCCCGCGCCGTACACGACGGCGAAGTTGATGCCCTTGGCGACCTGACGGAAGTCGATGCAGGTTCGGTCGCCCTCCTTGACCCGCCGCATGAACTCCTGCGGGTCCACGCCCATGAGCGCGGCGGCCGTCGCCGAGTGCGGGTCGACTCCGTTGTGGAACCCCTTGTAGAGGTCGCCACGACCGATGAAGTGCGCGAGCACGACGAGTTCGATCTGCCCGTAGTCCGCGACGACCAGCTTGTAGCCGGGCGGCGCGATGAACAGGCCACGGATCTTCTTACCGAGTTCGGTGTCGGGCCGGGGGATGTTCTGGAGGTTGGGTTCTCGGCAGGAGAACCGTCCGGTCACCGTTCCGTACTGGACGAAGTCGGCGTGGATCCGGCCGTCGAAGATCCGGCAGGGCTTCTTCGGGTCGCCCTCCACTCCGAGGTACGCGATGGGGTAGTCGAGCAGCTTGCTGACTTCCGCGTACTCCAGGAGCTTCTTGACGACCTTGTTGCTCTCGTGCTTCTCCAGGCTGTCGGAGTCGGTGGAGTAGTCCTTCCACTCCAGCGCCTGGCCCGCGTCGCGCTTCTTCTTCCCGCCGTCGGTGGGCTTCATCGGCTTGAGGCCCTGGCCACCCTCGCTCTTGGGGGAGTACAGCACCTCGGCCTTCTGCGCCGGAGCGTTGAGGTTGAACTGCTTGCCTGCGGCCCGGTAGATGTCCGCCTCGATGTCGACCAGCCGGGCGGACATGTCCGTCACCAGCTCGCGCATCGCAGCCTCGTCGACCGGCGCCCCGGTGATGCCCATGTCGAGCAGCACACCCAGGACGTCTTCCTCCAGGCGCCTGACGTGGGTCAGGTTCTGCTCCTGGATCTGCCGCTGGTACCGCTTCCACAGCAGCCACGTGTACTTCGCGTCCATGTACGCGTAGTGCGCGACCTTGGAGAAGGGGTGGGCCTCGACGCACTTGCCGACGTTCTCGGTGTCGTAGTCGACCTTGTAGTAGCGCTTGATCAACTCCTTCAGGCCCTTTTGCTTCATGTTCTCGTCGAGGAGCCACTGAAGGACGATGGTGTCGCTGTACTCCGGCGGGCAGATCTCGCCCCAGTACTTCGCCGTGGAGATCAGGTCGAACGTGGCGTTATGCGCGATCTTGATCTTGTCTTCGGCGAAGAACAGCGGCTTGAGGATGGAGAACACCTCGCTGGGGAGCATCTGCTCCGGCGGGGCGTCGTAGACGGCCGGGATGGCGTCAAACTTCCCAGTGAGCCGGTTCTTCTTCTTGGTGGCCCTGCTCAGCAGGACGTCGCCGTTGGGGTGGCCGAAGGGGATGGCGTAGGCCATGCCGTCGGCGGCCAGCGAGAGCCAGTTGGCGACGTTCTGCGTCGGGACGTTTCGGTTGGCGCCGAAGGTCTCGATGTCGAAGGAGAAGGCCGGACGCTCCATGAAGCGCTCGACCACGGTATTAAGTCGGTCGGGGGTGAGGATGACGGAGTTGCGGATCTTCACAGCGGGCTCCGGTGGTGGTGGATGGGAAAGCTGAGGGGAGGCCCCAGCGCGGTGCTGGAACCTCCCCGTGGGAGGCCGCTAGTCGTTCAGGATCTCCCGGACGATGCCCTTGAGTTCGGTGCGGCGGGTCACCTGGAGGATGTCCTCGTCGTACGCCTTGGCGTCGAACTCCTCCAGGTCCTCCTCGCTCAGGGGCTCGATGTCCCAGTCGTCGAGGAGGTCACGCTCCTTGATCGGCGTGATGTAGTAGTTGGTCTTGCGGTTCTTGGTCTCCTTGCGGACGGAGAAGTACAGGTCGTCCCGGTTGATCGGGGCCGTCTTCTTGTCCTTGGAGAAGTTCTTCAGGATGTCCGCGACCATCGGGCCGACCTGCCAGACCTTGATCTGCGGGTCGTCGGGGTCGGTGAAGTCGATGACGTTGAAGGAGACCTGCTGGCTGGGCTTGTCACCCGCGTCGTCGCACAGCGGGCACTTGCTCTCCAGGCAGGTGAAGGACTTCTTGCCGGAGCGCTCGATCCAGTGCTGGAGGAAGACCAGGAACGGCTCCTCGTCCAGGAACTTCACGATCACGGACTCGGTGCCCGCCTTGAAGTTGTCCGGGAAGCCGGAGGACGCCTGCTTGGTCTTCTCGTACGACCCCCAGCCACGGCCGCCGACCTTCGGCGCGGGCTCGTCGTCCTCGTCGTCGTCCTCGTCACGGGAGGCGCGGCGCGAGCGTCGGGAGGTGTCGGCCTCCTCGGTATTAAGCGACTGGCGGCGCGAGCCACGGCGGGAGCCACGGGCCGGACGCTCGTCCTCTTCCTCCTCGTAGCCCTTCTCCTCTTCCGGCTCGTCGGCCGGGGAGTACGCCTCGGTGTCGCGGGCGGTGCGGCGGCGGGTAAGGGTGCGGGGCATTCAGTTCTCCTGCTGGTAGAGATGGATGTACGAGGACGCTTCGCCCGTGTTCAGCCGGGCTTCCTCGATGTCGGCCGCGAGGGCCTTGCCGATCTGGTCGGTCGCGACCTTGTCCAGGTCGTCGAGCGTGCGCGCCTTGGGGAAGTCGTCGGTGGAGATGTCGACCTCGTAGCCGAACTCCACCCACTCGAAGTTGCCCATGGACACGTGGTGCTTCTGGCTCTTGACGATCCTCACTCGTCGCCCGCCAGGGCCTTGAAGAGCGCGATGACGCGGGCGCTGAACTGGGTGTCCTTGATCGGCTTCTGGTGGGAGACGAGGACGCCTTCCTCGTAGGCGATGCGGACGATGCCCTCGACCTGCTCGCGGGTGTACAGGCGGCGTCGGCCGCGTACGTCCCCGTCCTTGCCCGGCGACTGGTAGGTGGACTTGGGGATGACTCCCTCGCGCTCCCACTTCCGGATGGTCACGGGCTGCCGTCCCAGCGCCTTGGCGAGGTCGCCGACGGTGAAGAACGCCGTCTCGACTCCGGCCACGACGTACTTGCGGGGCTTGGCGTCCCATGCTCCGGGGTCGGACGCCGACTGGGCGGCCTCGGTATTAAGCCGGTTGGGGTGACGTACCAGGGGGCGCGTCGAGCCGGGGTAGTACTGCTCACCGAGGGCGGCGAACTGGTCGTCGATGGTGCTGGCGAGTGTGCTCATGTGGTGGGGCTCCTGTCAGGCGCGGATGGGCTTGAAGGCGAAGGACTCGGTCTCGACGAACAGACCGTCCAGTTCCTCGTCGCTGATGACGCCCTCCTGGTTGAGGACGTACAACTCGTCCTGGTCCAGGACCTCGGTGGTGACCTGCTTGAAGAGGCGGTCACGGATGCCCTTGGCGACGGCCAGTTCCTCGGCCTTCTCGGCGTCCAGGGAGGTGGAGACGCGGCGCTCGCGCTTGACCTCGGTGAACTTCTGGCCGTTGACCTCGATGGGCGGGTCCAACTTCCAGAACTTGCTGCCCTTCTCGTCGACCTCGCCGTTGGCGTCCACGTGGACGCTGACCTCGTCGCGCAACTTGTTCTTGCGGGTGACGATCTCGGTCTCCTGGAACTTCAGGGCCAGGAACTGCCGGGTCTTCTCCCAGGGCGCTGCCTGGTTGAGGGAGATGGGGCGCTCGATGCGCTGGGTCGCTCGTCGCTGCACGGTAGCCATAGAGCGGGGCTCTCTTTCTACGGAGTAGTAGGTCGGTTGAGCAGGTCCGACTCTACATTACGTCTTCAGGATTGTCTATACCGGATTACGTCTTCTTGATGCCGTTACTTGCAGCCGAGACCGTGGCGGCCCCTGGCGTAGCGCTGGGCGTCGGCGTCGGTCTGGTCGGTGCGGAGTCCGGTCTCCGCCACGTCCTGGTAGACGGTGATCACGCGGTGGTCTGCCGGGTCGACGACGGCGACTATCTCGCCTCGGACGTGGCGCCACTGGCCGGGGAACCGGCTGGATGGGGAGGTGTGCTGCGGGCGGTTGGCGGCCTCCAGTACCTGCGCGCTGCTCCAGCCCTTCAGGGCGGCCTGCTTCTGCGCGTGGTAGGTCAGCCGGTACTCGGGGGCGTCGGTGACGCTGTTGCTGCCCCAGGCGATGCCGAGCGCTTCCGCGATGGTGGTCATGCTGTCCTCCTGCGTGCTGTTCGATCCTTCGTTCGATTAGCTCTTCGTGAGGACGACTCTACGTTCGGCATATGCGGTTGTCAACGGATTGGCGCCATCCGCTTTACAAAATCACCACAGGTCAGCGACGGCGCCACGAAGCGCCAGGCGGACGGGGGTCAGGTCCCAGTCCTCCCGCTCCTCCGGTGGGCGTATGACGTCCTCAATCCCCTCACGGAGCAGGACGTCGAGTGGTTCTTCTCGCATGCCTTGATGGTGCCATGCGATTACGGCTTTAGAACCACTCGACGCCCCTCGTGCGATCCTGGAAGTTACGCCTCCAGGCACTGCGTCAGGGTCTGGACGTCGTTCTCGATCCGACCCTTCGCATCAGCCCCGCGCCCGTCTGTGATGGCGCTGCCCACCCTCCGCTTGTGCGCCAGCATCGCCAGCTTGCGCGGCTCGGTGGTGCCCGAGGTGATGGCGTTCAGGATGTAGATGTCCTTGAACTGGCTGCTCGCTCGGTTGTGCCGGGCGTTGATCTGGTCCTGCTTCCCGGCCGACCAGGCGAGGTCGTAGTTGATCAAATAGTTCGCCATGTACAGGTCGGTGCCGAACGCCCCCGCGTGCGAGGACAGGAACACCCGACACTGTTCGTCGGTCTCGAACCGCTGGGCGGCATATGCCTTGGCTGCCGACGACATGCGGCCGGTGTAGGTGACGAAGGAGTTCTCCGGCAGCCGGTCACCGAGCAGGTCCAGCATGTCGGGGTTGACGCTGAACACGATGATCTTGTTGCCGGGCACCGCCATGATGTCCTCGACCGCTGCCGCCACCGCGTCCAGTTTCGGAGCCGTGGTGACGTCATCGAGCAGGCCGGACTGCCACACCTCGTAGGCGTACTTCGAGCCAGGCCACACCTTCTTCTCGGCGCCGCGCGAGCGTGCCTCCTGGCTCTCCTCGTACTGCTGCCCGGACATGACGATCAGGTCCGGGTGGTTCAGCAGCATGTCGAGCGCCTGCATGCGGCTCATGATCTTGCCCTGCTGGCTGTTCTCGTTGGCGGCCTCTCCCCCGTGGTAGTGCGCGAACAGATCGAAGTCACCCATCGTTGGCCCGGCCGCGCGCAGCTCGGCCAGCAGGTCGGCCGCGATGGCCCGATACGCCTTCTTCGTCTTGGCGTCCAGGACGACCGGGATGACGGACTCCTGCACCTCCGGCAGGTACGGCCGCACGTCCTCGTCCAGCCGCGTCTTGCGGACCATGACCTCGGCCAGCTTGGCGTGCAGCACCGGCAGGTTCCTGTAGTTCTGCACCCCGCCGAAGCGGTTGCGCACGATGTACGTCTTGTCGAACAGGTCGAACCGGCCCAGGACCTGGTCGTCGACCCACTGCATGATCGAGAACAGTTCCTCGGGCTTCCCGTTCTCCACCGGGGTGCCGGTCATGCCGAAGCGGAACGGCGCGGTGAGCCTCTTGATCTTCCGCGTGCGCTGGGCCCGGAACGTCTTGATCGCGGTGCACTCGTCCAGGACGATGCACTCCGGCTTGATCCTCCTGACGTAGTTCCAGTCGTTGA